CTAGATAGGTGTTTCTTCAATTATAGACAGGTTTCTATGTGAAAGATGGCAGTTTTGACTGGATATAACATTCTTTTACAGAAAAAACTTTGAATGTTCAAATAATTATTAAATTTTATAATGTCCTAATACTACACTAATAAGCATCACTTTCTTTTTTAAATTACGCTTATTTTACCTCTTCTACTTCATATCCATCCTCTGCTTTCTTGCATTTGAAAACGCAGTAATCCGGATTACTTAAAGCATTATCAAGGCTTTGGGGCAGAACGATCTCTTTCGTCTTTTTGTCGATTGCTATCAATGCGTAATATATACCTTCTTCTTTACATTGCTCAATCAATACCTTTTTCAATTCTTCTACGTTATATTCCATTTTTTGAGATATGAACACAATAAAAAAGCCTCTTACTTCGATGTAAGAGGCTAACTAAAATTGAGTAGTGGGTACGAGAATACTGAGAAATATTCTCATATATTCCATCGTCCTCATATATTATATTAGCGACTCTTATAATTTATTTTATGCTCTGTAATATTCGAACATAGTCGTAAATAGTCCCTGTTTTGGTCCCCGTTTTTTTAATCAGGGACTATTTCTTATTAAATAAATCCATTGCATTTTTCTTCTCTTTATCTGCTATTGCTATATATGGTTTCATTGTTCTGTAATCTTCGTGTCCTGTCCATTTCATAACTACCTCTGGAGGAATACCTAGCATTATCGCATTACTTATGAAGGTTCTTCTTCCGCAGTGAGTAGTGAGTAATTCATATTTCTTGTATACTTCATCTATTCTTTCACTTCCTTTGTAGTAAGTGATAGATACAGGCTCATTTATGCCGCATAATTCTCCTAACTCTTTAAGACCGTCATTCATCTTTTGGTTAGATATAACAGGGAGAGCAAGGTTGTTTTCGTACTCTTCATCCTTGTATTTTTCAAGGATCGCTTTTGAGTATTTGTTTAGCTCTATTCTCAATGTATCATAGGTTTTAATAGTCGTTACTAATATGTAGTCTTCAAATACATTGCTTCTTTTTAAATTTGCTACATCAGAATATCGTAGCGATGTAAAACAGCAAAAACAAAATACGTCTTTAACTTTTTCCAAATTCGATCTGGTAGATGATGGGGTAAAGTTGTATATTAACATCAGTTCATCCCATGTCAAATATACAACAGTATTTTTTACTTCTTTCAGTTTCGGCTGAAATGTAGTAAAAGCAAGTTCTTTATTGTACCCTTTCTCTGTAGCCCAGCGAAGAAACCATTTAAGATTATCTAAATTTTTTCTTATGCTTGAGTTTTTAAGTCCTTTCTTTTTGGAGTTGATAGGTACAGTATGCATGTAATCAACAAACATTGAGAGTCCCTGCTTTGTCAAGTCTTCAAATTCAAGATCAGGAGCGAAATCCTTGAGTCTTCTATGTATTGTCCTGTGTTCTTTATACGTAGACTCTTCCCATTGACTTTCCTTTCCCTGCTCTATCATAAACTCTGTGTGGTATTCAAAGAGCGTTCGTTGTCTCTTAACTTTCTTTCCTAATCTTTGATTAAATTCGTCTTTAAATTCGTCCGGAGTAGGTATAATCTCTTTCTGTTCGAATATAAAGAATATGTTATCACATATATCTTCATAGCTTTGTATAGCTTTGTTTATGACAGAAGAATGCACCTTCTTAGTCGAATGCGTTGTATTATTCTTACATCTTTGACCATCCGGGCTCCATTTATCTATGTCTACACGATATCCTACGTTAAAGGATACTGTGTTTCCGTTCCATTTAATTCTATAACGAAGCTTAGCGTCTGATTTACTCTTCTCTTTGTCTAGAAGAAATATACAGTTTCTTTTGATAATCATAATTTATTTTATTAAACTGTTTTTTCAAATATCATTTTTCTTCTGTTTGTACAATAACTTTGTGTTTAGTGTACGCAAGTCAAATTCAATTTTACTGTTTCTCCCGTTGCATTTAATTACTTCCATTGTACTTTTTTGAAGTGTTGGATACAGAATGTTTGCAATTCTGATGATTTCTTCGAATCTTCTTTGAAAAGAGTTTTCCATATTGTTTTAAAATTTAGTGTTTTTGTTCAACAATATGGATTGTTCATTTGTTCTATAAAAATTATTATTTTATCAGATGTTTTTGAACATATTATAAATATACACTATTTATGCTCTTTCTTTTTCCTGAAAAGCTTTTTCTTTATTGAGCATTCTTTCAAGCATTTCCATCATTCTTTCCATGTTCTTACTGTTTCGATCATTTGCTTCCGCATTTATTTTATTAGCCTCTGCGTTAATCTTGTTAGCCTGAGCATTTTCTTTTCCTTGTTCGGACAATAAAGATATTACTTTTATCATTTCGTTGATGGTTGGCATTTCGTATTGAGGAAAATCTTTTTTATCTATTTGATTTGGGGATAACTCTTCATTCCCTTCTATAAACCAAATATCTCCTACATTAAATTTATTCTTTATAGCTTCCTTTATGTTAGCAGATATAGAAGGATATTTATTAGTTCTTTTATCTTTTCTGAATATTCTATCTAATACTTGCTGAGAGACACCTATTAGCTCAGAAAATGCTTTCACATTCCCGCTACTTTGTTCTATTACCAAATCGTAGATTTTTCTATTCTCAAATGGTAATTCTTCTAAGTTTTGAATAATTTTTGCCATAATGTTTGTAATTACAAACTAATAATTATCTTTGTATCGTAACAAGTTGCAGATGTTACAGAGACAAAGTGGTTAAACTTTCCTCACAAGAGGTTTAATATATGGTATCCGTAGTAGCTGCAACCTATTGCGGATATTTTTATTTTGATAACTATATATTGCGGTATTTCGTTTTATTAGACCTTTCCAACCGCAACTTTGGAGTTGGTCGCTTTATTTTTATTGTTATGAAACTGTTTTCTATTTTCAAGAATCGCATCGCTCAAATAAGAAGGAAAAGAGTACTTCTAATGGTTTTGAATAGCAATCTTGTCGGGAACAATACAGAAGCTGAAACAGCTATACGAATTTCAGAAGAACTTTCTGATTATATCAAAAACGGGAAGTTCAATGCCAATGCACTTCCTAATGGGTATCGCCACATGGGAGTGTAATTAAAACGCTGAAATTTACCCTGTTTTCTTTAATATTTTCGTATTTTCCTTCTATCTTTCCTATATCAAGGACTCCTATGCTTACCTTCCCGTCAGCTGCATAAGATTGCTGCAATGATAATGAGAAGTCAATGCGCTGTATGGATGTCACCTCATCATTATCTTTATTCATTATGGCTTTTGGTGCGACAATCCCAAATTTAGTAGGGTTAATTATCGCTCCATGTTCTTTTGCGTATTCTTGCGCCTCCTTAACGCCTGCAATTATCTCTTTCAGTGTTTCGCTGACAAAGTCTTTCAAATCCATAGCTATATATAATAATGTATGAACCACTCTAATGGTTAAATAATGTTTAAATACAAACAATGTTTGTAATTTATGCTTGTAATTACAAACAAAGTAGTATATTTGCATCATCGAACCGTTGCAAAGATACGCAACTTAGCAAAGATTCACAATAGTATAAACGCATTAAAAATAAAAAGGTTATGAAAGATAGAGATTATTCCTTGATAAAGGACGGAAAATATAACATGAAAGCCATCATGCAAAGAGCTTGGGTATATGTCCGCAATTACGGTTATTCTCTGAAATCTGCCTTGCGTACTTCTTGGGTGGACGCCCGCCTCAAAATGGATGAATATGTAGCATCATTGAATCCGAGAACGATTGAACCAAAACAGGGAAATGTGTTGAAAGCATTCTTTGCTGATAAATATGTCAATTATGATAGTTCTTGGAGGTGATTATGAGTACAGAAGAGATAAAAGAGGGGTTAGCTTTCACTCGAAAGTATATAAGAAAATTGGCAGTAGTAGATGAAGTGACAGCTCAACAATTGACTGCCATCAATAAGTCCCAAAAGGATGTGATAATTTACGTTTTAAGTTTGATAAGTAAACAAGTGGCTCTGTTAGGTTAGATCTACGAAAGAAGCGAGCGAAACGCTTTCAGAGCACAACGGTAAACCGATGAACCTAATTCGGGATGCGAAGGGAAACGCTCAAAAATGTCCTTGTGTTCAGCTACACACCGGGGGAATCTCCTCAAACGGAAAAATAGGCTGCGCAGATAAGCAGTATAGCCGATGCGAAGTATAGCGTAATAGCCAACCAGCGATGATATGAGCGGAAGGAAGCAACGTGAGTAAGTTAATATATAGCCCGCACGGACAGTTGCACTGTTTGCGTGATGTCTTGATCGGATCAAGGTGCGGGAACTAACTAATACTTATATAATATGAAACGTACCCCATTATTAACAATCTGGGCAATATCTCTTGCCATGACGATATTGTTCGCAAATAAATTCAATGTTGTTTTTTGGCTTTCTTTTGTCGCATTTGCATTGTGTTCAATATATAGAGAGAAGAATAGTAAAAGATTAGAGATAGAAGAGTAATTAGCTACTTAAAAACTTTTTGTTTTGTCGTGTTTTTATTTTGTGTTTGTGTGTTCGGGGTGTATTGTCTGTGAAGATAGTACATCCCTTTTTAAAATAGGAAAATGAAAATAATAAAAATATACTTTGAGGTGATACCACCGTTCGTGAGAATAGTGATATTTCGTTGTATTTTGATGTGAAAGTCCTGTATCTGACGTGATACAGGCAAACGGATAAGTGGCGGAATTGGCAGACGCTGAAACAAGGAAAGTGGAGTGCGATACTCCTTAAAATTAGAACATGTACCATTCCCGGTTCGAATCCGGGCTTATCCACTAAATTTATAAATTAATATTTTATGGTAAAAGAAATCGTTATTGATGAAAGCTATCAAACAACTAAAGTGTTTGATGCTATGAAAGTAGGAGACATTTATAATATTCCCTACGATGAATCACGTCACATTGGTATTAAGTCTGAAGCTGCTAGAAGAAATCGTGAAGCACGATTGACTAATAAGCTAAAAGCTAAAATAGACTTAATGTTTAGAGTTTCAAAAACTGAATATACAGGATATACTTCAGTTATCCGGTTAAAGTAACTTTAGGAACACACAATCATGAAAAGAGTATTAACGGAACTGACCCAGGAATGTGAGTTGACAGCTCAAATGTATATATCTGGGTTAGAAAAGAAAGAGATTGCATCATTAAAATATAAGGCAGTTAGCACGATAAACAATCAATTGCAAGAAGCTTTTAAAAAGCTGAATGTGAAAAACGGACGTGAATTATGTCGTAAGTTTTACGAGCGATTATCGGGGATAGAATTTACTTTTGATTTTTCTCCGGTGGTTAGAACGGTAGTAACGTGCTGTTTATTGTTTGTTTTAATCCTTGATTCGCATTGTGAAAGAATAAGATTAAGAAGTACGCGAAGTATAGCAAGGGCGGAAGTAGTCTTCCGGTCTAGGGCTAGGAGATATGATTGTTGTTTATTATAAAAAATAATAGGAGGAATTATGATTGGATCAGAAAGAATATCAAACGATACTCGCTTGATAGATTTGACAGTTGGGGAATTAAGGGCATTGCTTCAAAACGCTATCCCTGTAAATAATCCTCCAGAATCAAAAGAATATGTTTATGGACTAAAAGGTATTGCTGAATTGTTTCGGTGCTCTTACAGTGAAGCCTATCGCATAAAACGAAGTGGAAAAATAGATAAAGCGATAAAGCAAGACGGTCGTAAGATTATTACGGATGCTAAAAAGGCATTGGAACTCTTTGGTAGATAATCATTGTTTAACTCTAATCCCGGAGTAAAGGACTCCGTGCGGTATCCAGTCCGCTATTTAAGTTTTGAATTATCCCCGTATGGCTTTGCTGTCCGGGGCTTTTTGATTAACCACTTTAATAATATATAATCATGAAAAAGAAAGTAATTGTAAGAGGAAATCGTTCCGGTGTATTTTTCGGAGAGTTAGTAGAAAGAAATGGTAGAGAAGTTAAGCTCGAAAATTGTCGTAGACTATGGTATTGGGATGGTGCAGCTAGTATATCTCAATTAGCAATTAATGGTACGACTAATCCATGTGAGTGTAAATTCACAGTAACGGTTCCAGAGATAGAGATTCTGGATGCAATTGAGATTATTCCGTGCTCGAAGGAAGCTATTAAATCAATAGAAAGTGTAGCGGTATGGGCAAGGTGATGGAAGATAAAATAAAACAGTTTCTAAATACTGGCGATGGCTCTGGCTCTGGCTATGGCTCTGGCTCTGGCTCTGGCTATGGCGATGGCTCTGGCTATGGCTCTGGCTATGGCGATGGCTCTGGCTATGGCTATGGCGATGGCTCTGGCTATGGCTCTGGCTCTGGCTCTGGCTCTGGCTCTGGCTCTGGCTATGGCTCTGGCGATGGCTCTGGCTATGGCTCTGGCGATGGCTCTGGCTATGGCGTAAAATCTGTAAATGGGAATACTATTTATATAGTAGATAATATACCTACTATAATTACAAATGTAAAAGGTAACATCGCAAAAGGATTTATCTTCCAGTCCGACTTATCTCTTACTCCTTGTTTTATAGTAAAAGGAAATAATCAGTTTTCTCATGGTAGTACTCTGCACGAGGCATTTGAATCTTTGCAAGAAAAGCTTTATGATGATAGTACAGAAGAGGAAAGAATTGATAAGTTCAAAGAGAATTTTTCTGACTTTTCTAAAAAGTATTCCGCTAAGGAATTATTTGTATGGCATCATATACTTACCGGAAGTTGTAAGGCTGGAAGAGAATCTTTTTGTAGAGACAAAGGTATAGATGTAGACAATGATAAGTTTACCGTCTATGAGTTTATTGAACTAACTAGAAATTCATATGGCGGTGAGGTTATCCGCAAATTATCTTGATTTAATCCCGGTGTCCGTTGGTTCGGTATCCGGGAACTATTTTAACCACTTTAAATGATATAAGATATGAATTTAGAAAATTATGAAGTACTTCCCGTTGAAGTTCAAAACGTACAAGTCGTACAAGTTGATGCCGTAGAACGTGCGAATGTAGATTCGCAAGTGGCAACAGCCAAACGTTATCCGCGTGATATAAGACGTAGTATAGATAATTCGGTTGTAATGGCTACTATGAATCAAGAAACGGCTCAATCATGTAGCTATGCCCTTCCTCGTGGTGGTAGACCTATTACCGGCCCATCTGTTCATCTAGCTAAAATAATAGTATCTAATTGGGGCAATATGCGCACAGAAGCTAAAGTCGTACAAATAACAGATAAGCAAGTCATCAGTCGTGGGACATGTTGGGATCTGGAAACTAATGTCGCTTCTGCATTTGAGGTTAGACGTAGTATCATCGGTAAAAATGGACAACGATTCTCTGATGACATGATTACAGTTACAGGTAATGCCGCAAATTCAATCGCTTACCGTAATGCCGTATTTGCTGTTATTCCTAAAGCTATAACAGATAGAATATACTACGCAGCGCAAAAGTTTATAACCGGTGATTTGTCCGACTCCGACAAACTTTTAAAGGTAAGAACAGGAATCCTGAATAATTTCAAAAACAACTATGGCATAACCGAAGAAGAAGTTGTAAAGATGTGCGGGAAGCAAACTGTTAATCAAATCGGTGCTGACGAAATATCTATGCTAATGGGGACTATACAGGCATTGAAAGACGAAGATACGACGATAGACGAACTAATGAAACCAATACGTGAAAGCAAAGAGGCTATAAACAATAAGATTGCTGATATTGCGGCAAAAGCTGCCGGAGCTGAGGAAGATAAAAAAGATTAACTTAAAATATTACCATAATGGAAGCTCAACATTCTTTAGAATGGTATCGCAAACGGTTGGGTAAAGTCACCGGTTCACGTGTCGGTGACTTGATGAAACCCGGTAAGAAGAAAGAGGATTTGTTTGGAGATACCGCAAAATCCTATATATACCAACTGGCAGCCGAAAGAAGAATGAACCCATGTATCGTCAATGATGATAATTTGTTTGAGAAATACCTTTTCCAGGTCGGAATTTCATCAAAAGCTATTGAGTGGGGAAAAGCACAGGAAGCCGACGCTCGCAATTTATATAACAGAATGAAAGGTAATAATATGGTTGAGACAGGCCTTTGCATTCATCCTAGTATTCCCTTCTTTGGTTCTTCCCCTGATGGCTTCTGTTGTAATGATAACGGTGAAAAAGGTGTTTTGGAAATCAAATGCCCCAACCAAAATATATTTATGAAATATAGAGAAGAAGTGAAAGACAATGTCGGGCTACTTCTTGCTAAACCTGAATATTTCTACCAGTGCCAGTCTCACATGATGGTGACCGGAGCTGAATGGTGCGACTTTGTAGTTTATTGTCCTTTCCAAAGCAGACCTATTCACATCGTGAGAATCTTTCCGGATTATATGAATTTCAAGCTCATAGAGAAGCGAATTCTGATGGCTAATGAAATGATTGAAAAAATGACAGCGTAGCTTATGGATAAAGAAATTAGCGAAATAAACGATTACTTGAATATTACCTGTTCGAATAATCCGATAGAGATTCAAGAAAGAATATCAGTCATAATGGTGTATTTGAACCGATCCGGTGAAATGCTTGCGGATGCAAAGAAGCTGCTTCGGAAAAAGAAATCTACAGAGATAAGTAATACTATCATCTCAATAGCAAAAGAGCAATGCTTATCAGCTAAAGTGCAAAATGCATTGCTTGACAGCATAGCAGAAGACGAAGCATATTTAGTTGATCGGCTTGACCGGCTTAATGCCGCTTGCACACATCAATTAGATGCCTTACGCACTTTGTTGAGCTACGAGAAGGAGGCTATGAGATTAAATAAAACGGGATATTAGGAAATACTATTCCAAATAGATGTTATTTGGAAGTTTTGAAATAAAAGTTATGCGAAATGCGTAGAACTAAAGTAATCCATGTCTACCTGATCTTCGAAAAGCGGAACTATTACTTCAGCTCGGTAACGGGTATATTTCGCCATTTATCCGAGGATCAGATAGGAATAAAGCAAAGTACATTATCTCACAATACAGATGATACCATTTTGACAGGAAAGGCTATTATTCGGAAAGGTGAGTTATTGAGATAGCTTTGTTAACCTTTTTACCCCAGCCTGCTTGTCTGTGAAGATTGGCGGGCGAACAAGGTGGTATGGCGGAATTGGTAGACGCTACATTGCGGTAGATGGTACTGGACAGGACGCCGAGGAGGCTCTCGACAGATCAGTCGCTAAACCCATCGTTGCAGGTTCGAATCCTGCTACCACCACATGAAAATAACAATCACCAAGCAAGAATACCAGACGATAGTCCGGTGCTTGAAAACGTCAGAAATCCTCATTAGGGGATATAATTTGAGAGATGAAGATATGATTCGTAAAACTAGAAAGAAACTCCAAAGAAATTATGAGAACCGTAGAAGTAATGACAGAGGTTGAGATTGATCTTGACGATTACATTGATGAAGTCCTTGAAGAATGTGAAGATAAGGAACTAATTTATGAAGTTGAAAAGCGAGGTTATAAAGTTTACGAGAAAGGAGTACTTAATGTTCCTTTCGGTACTCAGTATCTAGAATTTAAATCTCCAGATGATTTTAAAAGATACTTATGTGATATAACAGGTTTGGGATATTATACAAGTAGCGAAACGCTTCTCAATGAAATAAAATCAAAATTGCCATGACATTCGAAGAAATGAAAGCCCAGTATTGCGGCAAAAATATCCGCAAGAAGCCAAAACATGAAGAGGATGATTTGCAAAGAGCTTGTGTTTGCTGGTTCGATTTACAATATCCTCAATATAGTCTAAGGTTGCATCATTCTCCTAATGGCGGTAAACGGAATGCTATCGAAGCTGCAAAGTTTAAACAGATGGGAGTACGTGCCGGTTTTCCTGACTTACTTCTGTTGATCCCTAACAAGTATTATCCTTTTATGGGAATTGAATTAAAGACTAAGACAGGAAGACAAAGCGACCACCAAAAAGCCTATCAAAAGGAATTTGATAGTATAGGAGCGAAGTATGTTGTCTGCCGGTCTTTGGAGGAATTTATCGCTGTAGTAACAGATTATTTAAAAGGAAAATAGATATGAAAAAGAAATCAGACAAGCAAGTTATCCGACCAGATACTTGCGCAAAATGCAATAATGGAACTATTGTTCCCACAGCTAAAGGAAATCCACGTGTTGCCTACTGTTATAAGCTTAAAAGGCGTTTTGTCGCTGATAGTAAGAGAATTTGTATTCATGCGTATTAAAACTATGGACGGATATACATTAACAGAGAAAATGAGAAAGGCACGAAGACGTAATCGGCTTACCGCTACCGAACAGGCACTATTCCACGAATTAGTTGCCGTTTGTAATAGCGAGGGTTGGGAGGACGTTTTCAGTTGCTCGAATATTGAACTCTGTTGTGCTCTAAATATTGATGAAAAAACTCTTGTCCGTGCCAGGCTTTCTTTGATTAACGCTGGATTGGTTTATTATAAATCCGGTAAAAGTAAAAGGGTGGTAGGATTGTATTCTTTTGAAAAAGCTTTTGAGAATTCGATTGTGAATTCAACTACCGTAAAATTTCCGGTAGATAAGCCAGCCCAAAAGACGGTAGATGCGCCAGCCAATCTGCCAACCAATATGGGAACCAATCAGCCAACCAATGCGCCAGACTATATATATAAAACTAAAATAGAAACTAAACAAAAAGATAATATAGGGGAAACCGTAAAAACTAGAAAGTTTATTCCTCCATCTATTGAAGAAGTTTCTGCCTACTGCATAGAAAGAAAAAACAATGTTGATCCACAGAAGTGGTTGGATCATTATACTTCTAACGGTTGGATGGTCGGGCGGTCTAAGATGAAAGACTGGAAGGCAGCAGTAAGGACATGGGAAAAGAATGATTTTCAAATAGAAAGAAATAATGGAAACAATCAGAACAATAGGGGAGATAATTCCGGTAGTGAAGCTAAGCCAGCCGGAATCAAATCAATCTCCTTCGGTTAAATTTCACATCAAAGGAAAGGAGATAACATGGAATGAGGATCGAGTAGAACACTTCTGGAAAAAAGAGTTTATTAACTCCATGAAGGAAGTAGAACCGGGATTTATCATTGACGAACGCAACAAGGTCCTATTATCCGAATTGTATGATTATGTATTGGGCAGAAGTAAGATGCTTGATTCCTCAAAAGGTTTGCTCTTGTGGGGACCTATTGGAGTTGGCAAGTCTGTTTTAATAAAAGGGCTACAGCGTTATTTAGGCAAGATCAACCGTTTACGATACGGATGTAACAACGATCAAATAGGTTTTAGGCTTACTAGTGCGGTAGAAATATCTCTCATGTATGCAGAGAAAGGTATGAACGGGCTATTTCGGTTTACTGATCGTGAATATATGTGTAATCTGGCTATTGATGAATTGGGACGTGAACCTACAGATTCAAAGCATTACGGGACCGGGATAAATGTCATACAAACCATTCTACAACTTCGATACGAAGTCAGAAGGGAGTTTATCACCCATGTTACAACCAATCTCGATCCAAATACAGAGTTTGGAGACAAATATGGTGATTATATCGCTGATAGGGTAAAAGAAATGTTTAACGTCATTGAACTGAAAGGATCATCCCGAAGGTGATGATGTATGTTTTTTAATAAACACATAAATTATGCTAATAGGAACAACAAATCTTAATACGACTCTCAACCTGACGTATGTGTTGACAGATGTCGTAGAAATCTTCTCCTTGACATGAGAAGTGAAATGAAAAAACAGGGCTATGATTTGCGTTACGATGCCAAGCACAATTTCAACACGGCGATAGCAGCTATACGCCGGCTGAAACAAGATGTAGACAAGACCCAGTTCTCCACCCAGGAAAACTTCGGAAACGACTCAGACTGTCTCCTTGCCTTCATCAAGCTGCTGATAGATCGCTACGGTGACGACGACAAGGAAGAGGTAGCAGAAAAATTGGCTAAATGTGGTATGGTCGTAGTACAAGATGAAACATTCTATGTGGAACCAAAGAAAGAAGATCAGGCGTCCTAAATACTCATATGCTCCCGTCGGTAGCCGGTGGGCAGTTTATCACTGGTTGGAGATAGGGGATATCGTCACGGTAGACAAGGTTGGTGAATTCCCCACCAGTGAAGAAGCACGCAAAGAATGCTACCGGCTTAACGGCTGGAAATATGAAGAACCTGAGAAGAGAAAAAATAACCTCAAATATTAATAATTTAATTTTTTTACATTATGAATGAAATTTATTGGATGACCGTAGTTGGTAACCTGTCCACCGCCTTGATGGTCGTATGGATTGTAGCTTTGATAATTGTCCTTGGTATGTTGCTTGTCCTGGCAGCTTCGGAGGGTGATGTAATCGATGATGAGGACAGCGCACACATATTCTTCAAATGGTTGAAGCGCTTTGTTGTCTGTGGTGTAATAGCGGCAATGGCGAATATTTTCATTCCGACGACCAAGGAGCTGCTTCTTATCTATGGTGTCGGTGGCACGATTGACTATATCAAGACGAATGATACAGCAAAGCAGCTTCCGGATAAGTGTATCAAAGCGCTTGACCGTTTTGCTGATAAATATATTGACGAACCTGAAAAAGATAAATAATTATGGGAATGCACACATGGTTTGAATGTAAGATCCGTTACGAAAAGGTAATGGAAAACGGAATGCAGAAAAAAGTAACTGAACCCTACCTGGTAGATGCTCTCAGCTTCACGGAAGCGGAAGCACGGATAATAGAAGAGATGACTCCCTTCATCTCCGGAGAGTTTACTGTCTCTGATATCAAACGCGCTGGCTATAGCGAGATATTCCCCAGCGATGCTGAATGCGATGATCGTTGGTTTAAATGTAAGCTATCCTTCATCACCCTGGATGATAAGAGCGGAGCCGAGAAGAAGACAAGCACCTATGTGCTGGTACAGGCTTCGGACCTCGAACGGGCGAAGAAGAACCTTGATGCCGGCATGAAAGGCACAATAGCAGACTATCAGGTGCCCTCAGTCGTAGAAACAGCTATCATGGACGTATATCCTTATACAGCTGACAAAGACGCCAATCCTGAATTCTCGGACGAGAAGAAAAAGCAAGAATGAACTGTTCAAAGGTAGTCGCAGTCCTGCTCATTGTACGTGGGCAGGACTCCCATAACGATCCAGAAGAGATGGTGATGGAAGATGATCTGTTGCAGATTAAGATGAGGGATATTGAGTATGAGATAGATTCCTACAGACAAGAGGAGAATAAACGAATGCACTTCGGCTGGCATACATGTGACAAGCCTTTCCATCCGCAAGATTTCAGACGAGAGGTTACCTGGCATCGCATCAGAAGCCGGCGCTTTTAAAGACAATTAAATAACCATTTAAAGAACAATCTATGAACTTAAAAGAAAACAAGAAACCCATGCATATTATCCTGGAAGAGGTCTCTAAAGTGACAGGAGTATCAAAGGAACTGATCAAGTCACGCATCAGGATGCGGGAGGCGGCTGACGCAAGGATGTTGTTCTGTTACATGGCCCGCAAGGAAGGTTATCTTCAGCGTGAAATAGGGAGTTTTGTCGGACTGTGCCATTCGCGTGTGTCTGCGGCCTATTATGATGTAAAGTTGGGAAAAGGGAAGTTTCGTCCTCTTATAGCAAAACTGTCCGAAGGTACGGAAGTGTCGCCAGAGAACCGGAAGAGCATGGATGTGGAGGATTGGATAGAGGATCAGAGCTTTGTTGTAGTCAATCCTGATCTTCCCGTTGTCGGGAAGTCAGTTGCCTTGAAGGCAGTCCGGATGGCGGAGAGCAGGACGGCGACAAAAGCCGTCGGGATTCTTTCCTCCGTTCTGGAAGGCTGGATGCATGGCGGTGATGCGGACTGTATCATTGCGGAATTTGAAGAGAGATTAAATAATGAATAACAAATAAATAATGAATATTGGATTATTGGCTGTGGATAGCAATTATCCTAATCTTGCCTTGATGAAGATAAGCAGCTATCATAAGGCAAGAGGTGACAAAGTTGATTGGTATAATCCTTTCGATCATTATGATAAAGTTTATATGGCTAAAGTATTCAGCTTTACAGAGGATTACCGGCAATGGATAACTAATGCTGATCAGATAGAGAAAGGCGGTACAGGGTATGACATAAAAAAGGTTCTTTTGCCAGAAATTGATAGAATGATTCCTGACTACGATCTGTATAATGTTGATAAGAATTTGGCTTATGGCTTTTTGACAAGAGGTTGCCCTAACAAATGCAAATGGTGTGTAGTTCCTGCCAAAGAAGGTAAGATTACCCCATACATGGATATTGAAGAGATAGCTGTCAATGGTCGCAAAAACATAATCCTTATGGATAACAACATACTTGCATCCGACTACGGTTTGCAGCAGATTGAAAAGATTATCTCCATAGGAGTACGTGTAGACTTCAATCAAGGTTTAGACGCCCGCTTAGTGACAGATGATATTGCCCGGTTGCTTGCTCGTGTTAAATGGATTAAGCGTATACGGTTCGGTTGTGATACACCAGCCCAGATTGCCGAATGTGAACGGGCTACGGCTTTGATTGATAAGTACGGTTACAAAGGCGAATACTTCTTCTACTGTATTCTGCTGAATGACTTTAAAGAATCGTTTGAGCGTGTCAATCATTGGAAGAACAAAGGTGGTCGGTTCTTGCCGCATTGTCAGCCTTACCGGGACTTAAATAATCCTCGTCAAATTATTCCTCAATGGCAAAAGGATTTAGCCGGATGGGCTGATAAGAAATGGATATTTAGAAGTTGTGAGTTTAAAGACTTTATCCCGCGAAAGGGATTTGTTTGTAGTGAATATTTTAACTGATAACAAAACAGAAAGGAACTAACTATGGGATTTACAACAGCAGCGTTTATACGCAAAAATACACCGGAGCTCCGGAAGAAGTTGGAAGAGTTGGGATATATCAAAAACTCCCCTAAGTGGACGGATGATTGCAATATAATATGGGCTTATCAATATTCAGAAGAAAAGGGATTTGATACTCCCCACTATGTAATTGCGAACGCTTTTGATATTCCTTTTGATAAACATAGCCGTTTATGTGGAAAATTTATTGATTGCGGAACCAACGAGAATCTTTTCTTAGCCATAGCCGCATTGAGAGACGATACAGACAACAACCAAATGTTTATCAACGGCAAAGGAGATTGGGGGATATGTCGTGATAATACAGAATACGGTGGATTATCGGGCATAGACTTTTACGGAATGCCTAACGACCTTAATGTGGACAATTATCATAAGGCTACAGTAGAAGAGCTAATAGAACACTTTAAAGGAAAGGAGGAAATATGAAGAATATTAAAGATTTAACAATCAAAGTAACTTATCGAGTTGGACTTGGAAATGTTGAAGTCCCTGATGAAGTTTATAATGAATTAGCTAAAGCCTATGATGAAGGTGGTGATGTACCTGAATGGGATGATGAGCTTGAAAACGCAAAAGAATGGCTTAGTGATAATATTCGAGAAGCGGATGCAATGGAATGGGAATATGAGATTGATGATTTTCAAGATGAATAATTAAAAAAATAAATTATGAAACAGACATTAGAAGAAGCAGCAAAACAAGGAGCTGAAGGATATAATATAGTTGGACAAGTTATTTATAAGTCCGGATTTAAAGCTGGCGCAAAATGGGAGAAAGAACAAGCAATTGAAATCCTTTCCTCCGTTTTAGAGAATTGGGTACATGGCGGTGATGCAGACTGTATCATTGCGGAGTTTGAAGAAAAAATTAATGTACAAATGGTAACAAATTAAAGAGAAAGGAGAAATAAAATGAGAGTATCACTTAAAAGGCTTTTACCATATTAGATGGGAGGTTATCAACAAAAATGGATGATGTATATGAAATGCTAAATTTCATATTCTCCGAAAACCTTTATACACATCAAATTCCAACAGCTATGCGAAAGCTAAAAGAGCTTAATCCCGATTGGTTTTCGGATGGAGTAAACGTAGTTGAATCTATAAAGCAGAATTATAATACAAATGATTTTCAGGAGCTCATGGAGATTATTGATAAAGAGTTTTATGCTTATGAGATTGAGTTGGGTAAAGTTGAAGCGTTAATAAAATTTTCAGATGGATTATTCCCCGAAGAATAAATACTCAAAATCAGAATAGAAATGAATTTATTTGCAGACGAAATCGAACAGACCTCCATCGATCGGATAAGGAAATTTGCAAAGATAGCAAAGGCGATGGGATTTGAAATTGCGGTCGGATTTTCCGGCGGCAAAGATTCTTGTGTAATTTACGATCTATGCAAACGGAGCGGTATAGACTTCAAAGCATACTACAATGTCGCTTTTGAAAGTTTAATTACGAAGCGTTTCATACGTGATAATTATCCTGATGTAATATGGCGCAGGGATTACAAATACGGATTCATTGAGAACATTTGGAAAAATTACGGAGGATTGCTCCCTACAGTTTATATGGCTTACTGTTGCGACAATTACAAGCATAATAGCAAATATGTAGATAAATGCTCAATCGTTGGAGTTCGTAAATCGGAAAGCGCAAGACGAAAAGAACGTACCGTATTTGAAGCCAAGAATAAAACCGTGATGAAGAATAACAAGGCATTGATAGACGATTACTTCGAGGAGCATTGTCAGTCAACGGGCAACGCAAGCGTTATCCAGTTAAAGCCTATAATCGATTGGGCTGATAACGATGTTTGGGATTACATTCACAAACATAATTTATCCATCAATCCCGAATATGAATACTCGAAACGTGTCGGTTGCGTCGTATGCCCAAAAGCGAATTTTACAAGCAACTATATAGGTTTGATGAAGTACCCGAAGCTGATAGATGCCTTCATCCTCGCAAAAGAAAAAGCAGGAAGAAATAGTCCGGAAGATTGGAATATAACAAAAGGAGATAAGTCGTATATCGACGACAAGCCATACTACATCTGCCGATGGCTGAATCACTCCTTCATGCCGTTTACCAAGAAACAGGAGGAGTTTTACAGGAAAGTGAGAGAAAAATATGATTTAAAACAAATTAGAAAGGAGAATAACTATGCCAACAATACTAAGAGAAACTTATCCAACGGCCAAGAAAGAACATAGGTGTGAGTTTTGTTGTGAAAAGATAGCGATAGGACAAAAATATGTCCGTCAGACAAATGTCTATGATGGAACTATCTATGACTTTGTCACACATCAAGAATGTAATGAGGTAGCTCATGAATTGAATATGTACGATGATTGCGATGATTCAGGTTTACACGGTGAATCCTTTCGTGAAAACTTGAACGCATACGTATATGCCAACCATTACGATGAACACACAGATGATGTTTATACCAGTTGGCAATTGAATCATTATGAGATAGCGAAGAAAATATTGAAAGAACTTAAAACGGAGAAGCAAAATGGACCGTACAATAAAATTCAGAGGCAAAAGCATATACGATGAAGAATGGCTGTATGGCTCTCTCATTAAGATCGAAAAGGATAGATATGCCGTCATTCCACCCTTAAACGATATCGAAATAGGGAGAAGTATCGGTATGTATGAGGTCTGTCTTGAAACCATAGGGCAGTTCACCGGCTTGTATGACAAGAATGGTAAGGAGATATATGAAGGAGATATTCTCGGAACTGATATAATAACTGTAGGATGGGTAAAAGGTGGCGTCAGAGGCTATTGCTATGATGTCGTTTATATCAATCATCCAACAGGTGACAAAAGATGGTCGTTATATGGCACTGTAATGGAAGATTTTGAAGATAGAATAAAAGTAATAGATAACATCTACGATCACCCTGAATTAATCAAGGAGGAATAAAATGAATAGAGAACTTAATAAATCCCGTTGCCGAGAAAGACTATTAAAGTTGCAAGAGGATTACATTAATAAACTTATAATAAGTCAAATTGCAGATCTGGCTTATTGTAACGGATATAACACAGTGCTTGATGCTGCGGAAAAGGTTTTGAGTAATGAGGATTATTTTAAGATTGTGAAACAATTAGAGAAGGAGGCATAGCCATGCAAAAAATTATGTTTTCAGATGAATACGGCTTGACACAGGCTGTTTTGGATGGTCTAAAGACTATGACGAGAAGAATAGTTACTTATCCTTTAAAGTTTAGAGGTGTAAACGTTGCAGGATATTTTGTTTGTAAGAGACCTTCTGGTGAAGTCACTGAAATATGTATGTATGACGAAGATGAACGTATGATTGATGGCGGACAAATTTTCCCCAGATATAAAGTTGGCGAAATAGTCGCCATTGCACAAAGCTATAAAGATTGTGGTAATATGCCCGATTTTGGATTGGACGAAGATGGATATCCTATAATGCCAAAGAGAAGCGGTTTCTTTAACAAGATGTTTGTAAAGGCAGACCTAATGCCACATCACATCCGTATTACAGAGGTGAAAGTGGAACGCCTACAGGACATATCGAGAGAGGACTGTTTGAAAGAAGGAATAGAGAAGCTCATACACAAAGATGCTGATGGAGAATGGGGAAGATATTACCGGTATGTGAGAGTTGCGAAACATAATTGCCCTCATGTTAAGTACAAAGAATATGATACAGCAAAAGATGCTTTTATGAATTTGATTGATGAAGTGTCCGGTAAAGGTGCATGGGAACGCAACCCACTTGTGTTTGCTTATGAATTTGAATTAATAGACTAAGATCATGAACCAAGAAATAGACAATAACCTTCTGGCGGAATGCTTGAAGGCTGCAATGAAAGAAAAGATGCTAAATAAAGACTGGGAAGTAAAGTTATGGGCTTGTTCTCGGTATAATGCACTGATCTGGGCTAAAAATGTAAAATAATAAATTTAAATCATTAACTTTGTGCTACATGTCAAGTGGCATGTAGCTAATCTGACGAAAAGACATGGGATTATCAATAAAACAAGAAAATTTTTGTAATTACTATATAGAGTGCGGAAACGCATCCGAGGCATATCGTCGTGCATATCCAAGTAGTGAAAATTGGGCTGATAAAACTGTATGGGAAAGAGCATCAGTACTGCTAAAAAATAACAAGGTTTTGGCAAGGGTCGAGGAGTTGCAAAAGGAACTGAAAGACAGATCGGATGTGACCAAAGACCGTATCTTGCAGGAATTATCCGGTATTGCCTTTTCGTCAATCGCAAGCATGCATAATACGTGGATAGAAAGGAAGGATTTTGAAGCTCTTTCAGAAAGAGACAAGGCTGCCATCAGGAGCATATCAACGAAGGTTTTGAAGAAGAACATTGGCACAAGCGAAGATCCGGAGATCGTCGATGTGGAGTATGTGAAAGTAGAGCTCTACGATAAGATTAAAGCTATCGAGCGTATCTGCAAAATGCTCGGTTACGATTCACCACAGGATGTAAACGTGAACATAGCTTCCCCTATGACCAAAGAGGAAGCCAAACGAATTATAGAGGACTTATGACAGGAGAAGGATATGATTACATACGGGCATTTTGCTTGTCAGGGACATTAAATTATACGAGATACTTCTTTAAAGCAAGATTCGGTCGCAAATTTGTAGTAAATGACCATCACGTAAAAATATGTCAGGCTCTTGATGATGTGATTGATGGAAAGATAAAAAAGCTAATAATAAATATAGCTCCCAGATATTCCAAGACAGAATTAGTAGTAAAGAATTTCATCTCATATGGGCTTGCAATCAATCCATCTGCAAAATTCCTTCATTTATCTTATTCGGATGATTTGGCTAATGATAATTCAGAAGAGGTAAGGGATATAGTTAAGTCGGAAGAGTATAAGCGTGTATTCCCTTATGTGGACATCAAGAGAACAAGCGATGCCAAAAAGAAGTGGTATACGACAGAAGGTGGAGGAATGTATGCCACAGCCGCAGGAGGACAGGTTACAGGTTTTGGGGCCGGCGCCGTTGATGATAAGGACGATTTATCTAAAGCATTGGAAGAGTTCAAACCGTCTCCTAGATTTGCTGGGGCATTGATTATTGATGACCCTGTTAAACCTGAAGATGCAATATCTGATACTCCTAGAGAAAAGGTGAATCAAAGATTTGAGACAACTATAAGAAATCGTGTTAATTCAAGAAACACTCCTATTATAATCATCATGCAAAGGCTGCATGAGCATGATCTCTGCGGATATCTGATGGAAAATGAGCCGGGTGAATGGACTGTTTTATCCCTTCCGGCAATAGTGTATGAAAATGGGGAAGAGAAAGCTTTATGGGAATTTAAGCATACACTCGAAGAGTTGCATAGAATGCAAAAGGTAAACAGTTATGTCTTTGAAACTCAATATATGCAGAATCCGACTCCTATGGAGGGATTAATGTATGGCAAGTTTAAGACTTATGAGACTATTCCAGTAACTAACAGAGCAATAAGAAAGAACTACACAGATACAGCTGATACGGGAAGTGATTATTTATGTTCTATTGATTATGTTGACACCGAGATAGGGAATTTCATTCTTGATGTTCTTTTTACGCAAAAAGAGATGGAGTTTACCGAGCCGGAAACAGCCAAAATGCTTACTAAGGACCAAATATCCAAAGCTAATATAGAAAGTAATAATGGAGGGAGAGGATTTGCTAGGAATATAGAGAAACAAATGCGGATGATTGGCAATCCCAAAACTCAAGTAAGTTGGTTTCATCAGTCAAAAAACAAAGAGGTCCGCATCTTTACCAGATCTTCCGAAGTGATGAATCTTACTTATTTTCCTACTGATTGGGAAAGAAGATGGCCGGAGTTCGCATCTCAATTGAAAACATATAGAAAGAAAGGGAAAAATGCTCACGAAGATGCCTGCGACGCTCTTACAGGAACAGTAGAAATGAGAGGTGAGATAGATGTCTTATACTACAATAAAGAGGAGATAGGGACCGATAATCAAGTATTTGTTGAAATACATCCAAATATAAACGGATTATTTATAATGGTTTCTTATTGTGTTGTTGACAAAAAAATATTTCTGCTTGATTGCTTGTTCTCTGATTCATTGATTCCTATTGATTCTCTCATTAATAAAATTGATGGGAATGTACAAATGGAGATTCCTCTTGAGATGAAACATTACGCAGATGATTATAGAAACCTTATAGATTACAACTTGTGGGTAAGAGAAGAGATAACGGACAAGAAAAGTATGATTGAATCATACCAATCTATTATTAAGAATATTCGTTTCCCTGAAGCCGATAATTCGTTTTTTGCTATAATAGCTAACATGTCTGATTATGATGGAATTAATAGTTTTGAAGCCATGTATGTATTGTCTTGTATATGTTCTCGTGTGAAATCTTCAAGCATGATATAATTGCATAAAATAATTATCTATTTTTATTTGGACTAAATAGAAATAATTTCTATATTTGCGGTGAGGATAACAATCCCTTCGTGTGAAGATGCACGGAACCTATAACTTTTATGCTATCAGCCTTTTTGTTAGCATATATATCCGTAAAGACCACTTCATCTCGTAGGGAATGGTTATCTCAAATCAGATAATCATTCTTTTTATGCTTAAATTAGGAAATTGGTTTCAAAAAAAGATTAATATATCTGCTCCTTCCATGAGGGAGGCGGTAAAGGCTATTGAAAAGGATTCTAAAGGGAATTTCTGGTATCTTACCAATTTCTTCTCACCATCAGGTAAAATTAGAAATGACTATGATCTAACTTTAGATCAAGATAAAGCTGACTCTCTTCTTGTGTGTACTCCGTTCTCTACTGTTATAAATAAAGTCGGTTCTCTCTTTGCAAATGGGAGAATATATGTTACAGACAAGGACGGAAACGAAAAAGAGGGATATAATAACATTAGGGAATTATTATCATGTCCTAATCCACTTCAAACAAGGGCTGGATTTTTTAAAGAGATTGAGATGTCTCTAAAGCTTTTTGGATATTGCCCTATTTTTACTGTAAGATCGTCTAGAAAATCATTGCCGCTTGCAATGTATGTTATTCCTGCACAGATTTTTCACATGGTTTCTTCTGGTAAATTATTTCGCCAGTATGATCTGGGAGATATTGTTTCTAAGGTATATCTTGAATGGAATGGTTCGCAGGAGGAATTATCAGATGAAGATTACTTTGTAATCTATGATAGTTCTGCTAACATAAATGGTGTAAATCAAGATATTGATTTTTCGTCTGTCACTGATTCACTCTCTATGCCAGTTAATAATTGGATAGCGGCAATGACGGCTAGCTATCAGTTAATTGTAAATGGCGGTCCTAAAGGTATTATTTATTCTGATTATTCAGATAAAATGGGTAATCAGGTTATGACTCCAGATGAGAAAGAAGCTTTGGAATCTAAATTAAAAAAGAAATACGGCATTCTCAATAAATTTCCTATCCTCACATCAAAAATAAAGTTGGGATGGATTCCTTTAAATTATGACTCATCCCAGCTCAAACTCCACGAGGAAGACGAGCGGTGTAGTAGAAAGATTTGCAATGCAATAGGTATTGATTATAGCTTATTTGATGAGTCTAAATATGACAATAAAAGTATTGCTGAGAAATCTGCTTATCAAGGCCTTATTATTCCTGATTCAGAGAAAGTGACAGAAGCGCTGACGGAAGCTATTTGTCCCAAAGGTGTTTTTATAAAACTGGACTATACTCATGTTGATTGTCTTCAGCAAGATAAGTCGGCATCTTCTTCAGCATTTCAGAAAATGTCTTCTTCTTTAATACAGTTGGTCGAAAAAGGACAAATAACCCTTGATGAATCTAGAAATGAACTGGCTAAGTTTATTGATATTGATCCTGATAACCCCAAAGGTGAATTAAAAATAAATAACTCTATTGAAAATGGATAAAGCTAATAAATATAAGGGTAGGCTGGGGATGCAGTATAAGACATTCTCAATTAATTCAAAAGATGTCAACTATGACAGTGAAAGTCGGACGATCAGCGGGTATGCAGCTGTATTTGGCAATAAAGATAAAGCTGGTGATATCCTGATAAAAGGATGTTTCTCAAAAAGTATTCAGGACCGGGGACCGGGAAGTGCGGCGAATGACAAGATAATCGTGTTGTGGATGCATGACATGAATGAGCCTATCGGGAGGCTCACTGTCTTGTATGAGGACGATAAAGGTCTCTATTTCGAGGCGCCAATTGATGATGTCCCGCGCGGTAACCAGGCTGTAAAGCAGCTTGAGTCCGGTACATTAAATCAGTTCTCCATCGGGTATCAGTATGTGTGGGAAAATTGCGAATACGATGCAGAGAAAGACGCTTTTATGGTGAAAGAAGTAAAATTGCATGAAATATCAGTAGTCTCTATCGGATGTAATGGAGAAACTGAATATTTAGGACTAAAATCTATAGAAGATGCTGAAAAAGCTTATGAGGAATTAAATGCCGAAATATCTGAAGTGTGCTCAGGGATGTCCGCACCCAAGCAGCAGAAGATACAGAGAATTATATCAAAGGTAATATCACTTTCATCTTTCAAGCCGGAGAATCGAAAAGAATCATCACTTGAAGGACAGAAAGCCGATATGCACGGCAATAAGGTAAAATCAATGTTCAAAAATTTAAAATTAAAGTAAGTATGGGAAAAGAAGCGAACAAGATTGAGTTTAAAGACTACCTTGATACTAAAGGATTGTCGGAAGACGAATCTAAAGTTTTCGATGTGTTCTCTAAAGGGCTTGATGGTTATATGGAAGCCCTTTTTGAGCAGTTTATGAAAGACGAAATTGATTCTAAGTCTATGAAAGAGTCAATTGAAAATGCAACTCAGTCTATTGAAGAGTTGAAAAAAGAGGTCAAGGGATTTGCAGACAGTGAATCTATCAACGAGCGTTTGAAATCCTTTGAGGAAACTATTGTACGCATTAAGGCGGCTACTGAAAAAACAAAAGGAGGAACATATAAGTTAAAATCCATTGAAGACCAACTTCGGGAACAATTAAAAGCTTATATCACCGAAAATCAAACCGGTTGTTCTACAGTTGATTTGAAATCTGCATGTAAAGCATCTCCTGGCAATAAGCTAGAGTTGAATCTGGTAGTAAATACAAAAGATGCCGCAGTTATATCTTCTGGTTCTCTGGCTCCTCATTACGGTGTTGAGGTTGATCCGAATTTATCTGTAAATCCAAGATCTCAGACTGTAATTCGTAATTACGCAAGTGTTTCCGGGACTAATAGCAGGTCGCTTATTTATGCGGAATACGTTAGCAAGGATGGTGATGCCGCATGGGTTCCTGAAGGTGGGCTAAAGCCGTTGATGGATGCAACTCTTGCGGAAAAAACCGTTACAGCTGCCAAAGTTGCTATTGCTGCTAAATTTACAGAAGAAACTCTTTCTGACTTCCCAAGCTTTGTGAATGAGGTGCAAACAGAAATGGTGAATAAACTTGGCATAAAAGAAGAACAGGGGATCTTGACAGGGTCTGGATCGTCTGGAGAAATTAAAGGGGTAGCCGCAGACATGCCAGCTTTCTCTTTGACAAACTTCTATATTGACAAGGCAAATATGTTTGATGCCCTTGTAGCGGCTTATTCTCAAATCGTTTCTACTAGCGAAATGGCTTATCGCCCTAACCTGGTATTGATGAATCCTTTGGATTACGCTTCAATGCAGTTGACGAAAGATGCTAATGGGCAGTATTTGAGACCATTCCGATACAACGATGAGTTGATCCAGGGATTAAGAGTTGAGACTACTACCGCGGTGAAACAAGGCGATTTCATCATGGGAGATTTCTCTTATTTGAACATCCGTGACTTATGGAATCTGTCAATCTCACTAGGCTGGGAAAATGACGATTTCAGAAAGAATATCGTAACGGTGCTTGCTGAAAAGAGATTGATGTGCTATATCAAGTCTCAGTATAAAACAGCTTTTGTAAAAGATAAGTTTAATACTGTAATTGAAGGTATTACAAAATCAGTTGATTAACATATGGGAAAAGAATATAACATGAATTTGACAAAGCGTTACAAGGTAACGTTTATCAAGGATGGTACAATGTATAAAACAGGAGAGGAAGTTATGGTAGGTATGCCTCTTGCCAGCAAGTTTTATGCAGAAGGGAAAATTGAAGCGACTAGCGAATTGCTAAACGATGCTAAGGCATTAGGGTGCGAAGAACTTTTCACAAAACGTAAAAAGACTAACTCATGATTATTGACGGTTCATATTTCACTGGAATGTTGAGTCTTGGCATCATTTGGGATATAGATTCAGATTCTCCGACTCGTATTGCGGAGAGGGATAACTTACAATCATATATAGACCGATATGAAAGACAATATCTTCAGCTTGTTCTGGGTGAGGATATGAGCCGTCAATTCTGGGATTACCTTTCTTCTCATTCCGCCGAAGATAAAATCGAAAAATGGGATACCCTTAAAGAGAAGCTTTCTGAAAAGGGATATAGTCCGCTTGCTAACTATGTATATTTTCATTATGTTAGAAGATGTGGAGTAAAGCAGACTCCGACAGGGACCGTATATGGTTCAACGGAGGATCGCGCTAATCCGAATAATCTCCTTGTGTCAGCATGGAATGACATGGTAGAGATGAATGAGTCTTTATTCCGTTATCTGTGTGGTAATAAAGGTTATGATGGTTTTGAGTTTGATAAGAGTATGTTGGAAGAAATAAACACAATGGGTATATGAAGTCAATCAATAATATATTCAGAGATATAGTCTCTTCCACATCCGGGATTTATGGCAAGAATATTTCCTATATGTTTGGTGATTGGGATTATATTGCCGGTATACTTACCGAATGGGCTGAATCGCCTAAAATGAGTAAATTAAGATTTCCTATTATCTGTCTTTATTCTCCATATACCGAGGATCGTACAGGAAAGGATCGTACAACGGCTCTTGAACTGGCTATCATGGTAGACACCTTAAAGGATTATACGAATGAAGAACGGGAAAAGGTCTCCTTCGAAGGGGCGCTTCGCCCTATTTATGATGCGTTTATTAAAAGTATCGATAAGTCTCCTGACCTGGTGCATAAGTATAATAATAGCATTCCTCATTACTACGAAGAGAATTATCGCTACGGAAGAAAAGGGGTAGAGGCTAATGGTAAACCATTCAGAGATTTTATTGATGTAATAGAAATAAAAGATTTAAGAATAACAATCAAAAATATTAAATGTTATGGCGACAGAATTTAGAGAATGCGCCGGTGTTGCTCAGTTTAATACCGGTACTTCAAAATGTATACTTGATCCGGGAAAGGTAAAAGCCATCATCTTGGCAATGCACGGATATAAACTTCCTAAGAATGTAACCGCTGAGGCGTTGCAGGCTGCGTGTCACGATGACAGACCGGCTCGTATCTTTCCGATCAAGACGATTGTCGAATACGCTCCGTCTGGTGGAGAGGCCAACAAAGGTGCTACAGGATATGGACCTAACAAGGTTACATCTTACTCAGCGAAAGATGACGTATGGACGCTGGAGGATTTCGATTCAAGTCTAAAGGCTAATATCATGGCCGCAAAAGGAGTTGCTTTTGATGCCTATTTCGTGGACGAGAATAACGTTGTGTACGGAATGAATGATGGCACCGAGGAGCTGGCGGGAATTCCCTTGTCCGGAGTTTATCCGGGCGGTCAGGACTGGGATTCTTCCGGAACGGAGGCAAACCTGACTATCGGTACAATGTTCAAGGACTATGAAAAGTACGTGAAGAACGCCGATTACCGGGTGTATAAGTTTGACGTAGTAGAAGCTTTGACAGGGCTTGTTTATGTCGAATTGGTAAAAATAGATTCCGGAGAAAACAATTATAAGCTGAAAGAACATTTCGGTAATCTTGATGTCACATCTTTCTTTGGACCGGCATTAAGCGAAGGTGCTTCTACTTGCTTTAATGGTGCAACTGCCGTTACTTATGCAAATGGTGTTCTTACGATAACTGCTTCGGGTGCGGTTTCCCTGAAATCTCCGAAGATTCTTCAGGAAAATGGTGTTGTCGGTATTGAACAGTGGGTAGAATGAAAGTAGAGGGAGTTAACTTTGTCGATGAAGAAGTTAAGAAAATGAAGAAAAGAGAATTCATCAACAAGCATAAAACTTCTTTTTTTCTTGATAGGACAGAAACAGAAAGAGAAAATATCCTCTCTGACATATACGACAGGATCGTTAGTGCCAGACCTCCTTCAGTGGATATTATTTAAAGTGGTTTGTTTTCAGGAAGGGGGGAGGCGTTTGCCTTCCCTTTTCTCTTATTTGTTAGAATATGGCTACAATTAAAGAAGTATTGGATAATGTAACCTCTCTTGTTGCTGGGTTTGAAGGAGAGATTCAGAATGTTATGGATTCGAATAAATCTCTTGTTAGGGAATTTGTGACGGAACAGCTGTATTCGGGAGTAAATGGTAATGATAAACCATTGCGTCCAACTTATTTGAATGATCCCTGGTTTCCTACTTATGAAGCCGCAAAGAGTTACGCCAAGATGAAGAAGAGAATAACGAAACCGACTCCATCTTTCCAAGGTTATCCGGCGCGAGACATTTATACTCCAAACCTCATTATAACAGGCGAATTCTATGATTCTATACGTGTCTCTTCGTCTTCAAGGGGATTGAAGATAGAAACGAGGGGAAGCGACATAGGACCGGATATTGAAAGAAAGTACGGAAGTGCCATATTGGGAGTAGGAGGAAAGTCCCGTGAGTACTTCCTTAAATATGTGCTTAATCCGGCACTTAAAAATTACTTCTCAAAATTTGGTGTATTATGAGTTGTTGGTGTCAAGGTAACAAACAGCCTTCTTCTAAAGAGAAAATGCGGGAAATCGCAAGAAAAGCTGCTAAAATGGAACAATCTGTGTTTGTCCTAATAGAAAAGCCGGACGGTACATATTATTTTGTCAAAGATGGAGAGAATTATACCGGCACATTTATTGAGTACATATATCCGTAATACGACAAACAGACCAAAAATGAGACTACTTAGTCAGAAAAATCACGGGTGTTATACAAAAATAAGAGGAAAAATAGAACAAACCTGCCTCGAAGCAAGGGTTGGTAGCAATATTTTACAGAGTGAGGCATGGTAGGAATTTGTGTATTGATATTTTATTAAAAAGCCCACTTGAAAGTGGTAAGGTTATGGTAAGGGTAATTAAGCAATAACGGCAAGATTACGGCAAGGCCTTTTGATAAAAGCCATAGATAAGAGGAGTTGCTATCTCCTCCTCTTGTTTATATCGGAATTATTAATAATCCTGTAAATTGTTTGCTCAGACCTTATGCCGGTTTTTGACATTATCTCCTTAATCTTATCGCCTGACAGATACAGATCTACTACCTGTTTTTCCTGCTCTTCAGTGATCTGTTTTCCGTTCCGAAGAGGGATCTCCCTTCTCCTTAAGATCGCCATCACGGTTGTCTGGGAGATGTTAGCATACGTCGCTATCTTTCTAAGTGTCCATCCATCCTTATATTGCTGACAAACAAGCAGTTCTTCTCGGTCTGTGATAATCTTTCCTCTTTTTTTACTCACTTTTTCCATGTTGTTTATTTTTTGTTTTACAAAGAATTTACAAGCAGTCTGTACGCAGACTCTTTGGCCGCCAAATGCTTATCTTCGTTTTCATCGTCATCACACCAATCCCAGATCTCAGAGTCCGTACAATGCACTGAGATACCCAAACCGCTTAATACATACTGTCCGTAACCTGTTTTCTCGATAGTAATTGCCTCGTTGTTAAATTCAAATGTCTTCATGATTGTTTATTTATTTAAATTATATTCATCTGCCACTTTCCAGTCAAATGACGGATATACCGCCTTATTTTCTCTGATTGTTACGTGTGCCGGGCAACCTTGTGCGAGCTGAGCTATCAGATGCTTGAGATTACCAAGATCGTTATCAGTTACTGTGATTACACTACCTATACCCTCCAAAGGTACGTTAAAATTAATTTGTGCTAGAAACCTGTGTTTAGGGCTTCTTAAACTGTTATTGTTCATGACTTTATAGTTTATTGATTAATAATTATTTAGCATTAAGAATTTGATTTGCTTTTTCTTTTCCAAAGTAATTTACAGCTTTTGCATAGTTACTTACATAACCTTTAGAGATTTGAGGATAATTACGCATTACTCTGCTCAGCACTGACTGTATTTCTTTTTCTCCGATGTTCTTTCTTCTAGCCCAAGACAGGGTAGCTTCGTTTAAAACTCTTATCATAAACCATCTTAAGGTATAAAAGTTATCAACTTTCACATTCTCGTTGAAAAAAGAGATAACCATTTCTCTATTGCTACCTAATACTGTATTTACTTCCTCTGCTGTCATGGCTTTTATTTTTTAGTTGTTAATACTTTGTTTCTTATTTTGATGTTACAAAGATAATGATTATAATCATACGTAGTTAATGTTTTATTAAGAATTGTATGATTATTATCATATATTGACAAAAACCATCAACGTATGATTATATTCTATGTATATTTTAGCAATAATGATTATATCCAGTCAAAATATGAATATTTATTTGTTGTTCTAATTTTTAGTATTACATTTGCAGATGATTTAAATCATACATGTATGGAAGTAAAGACTATTATTAAGCAGAAAGGCTTCACTATGGAAGGTGTAGCAAAAAAAATGGGCATAACAAGAGTTACATTAGCTCAAAATCTTAGTAGGAATCCAACGATAGGAACATTGCAAAAAATAGCCGATGTTATAGGGTGTAAGGTTGGAGATTTTTTCATTGATGAAGTAGATGGGAATTATAATGAATTAACTGCACTAATTCACTATAAAGGAGACTTCTATAAAGCCACCACAATAGCTGAACTAGAAAAAATAGTGGCTGAAATAAAAGAAAAATAAAGTAAAATTTGCTTTTTTGTGTGTTTGTATGTTATTTTGTTGCATTGTATAACATAAAACACACAGTTATGGAACAAATTATAATATTAGTTATCCTTATCTTCGTACTTTTATTTATTATATGCAGGGAAATATTATGTCGATATTGGAAAATAAATGAGCGTATAAAAAATCAACAAGAAATTATAAGGCTTTTAAAAAAAGATAGCTAATGAGGATAATATGGTAGAGCTTCCGAGTGATAATAAATTGAAGAAGAACTCTTCTAATCTATTTTCTTCTATTAAATTCATGATAACTGGTAAATATTAATCTATATCATAAAGCACACAGCCATGAGGTCAATTATACGATTCGTTATCCTAGTTTTAATACTTTTATCTTGCTCTTCTCCTCATAGTAGGAAGAAGATATCAACTTCCATTATTCAAGATGGAGAATTGGTTGTTTCTGTATTCAAAAAGGATTTTAAGAATAATAGAGGAAGTTATCATATTTGGACTAAATATGAAAAGAAAAACAAAGAACAGGTTGATTCTATAAGAAGCACTCTTAGCCTTTTTTCTAATTATACCATATATTTATATGGTGACAGTACATTGGATGAAGGGCATTATTACGCATATAGTCAAGAGTATTTTAAAAACAATCCAATCCAGAAATTTGCAAGCAATCATCAAAGAGAGATATATGTAGAAAATGAAGATACTATTATGCTTTTATCTTCTGAACCTGATGGAATATACAATTTTTATACAAATAAAAGATTAGCCAAAGAGGATGTGTCTTTTATTGAAAAGGCGATAAAGGCATTGAAGATAAATGGTATGAATACAGCATTTTTATATGAAGAAAAAACAGACAATCCAGGGGAAGAATATTATGGATATTATTATAACAATGGGAAAAATATAGCTATTAAGGCTTCTTTAAATGAAAATATAGAGTCAACTATAAAAGATTTAAACGAAGGAATAAAAATAAATTCTATAGCTGGTATTATCTTATTTCAGGACCAAATAAGAAAGGGGAAAAAGTTACTTTTAGAATGTGATAATAAAACGATGCGTGATAAACTCCAAAGATCATTATTGGCTTTTCAAAAAAAACATTTCCCGTTGGCTCGAAAAATGTATTATAATAATGCAAAAGAAAAACTATGGGAAAAGAATATAGAAGTCAAATTAAGCGGGAGGGATATTACCTTCGTTGGTTATATGTTTGCGGATAATGCTACAATAAAGGCAACTTACGAGGAGGTTCGTCAAGAGTTGGAAGATCTTAGATTTAAAACAGTTGGTTTTAGATGGTATGAAGACGGGGATAGAACTTATTGGAAGTTAAGTGTGAAAAATGATGGAGATATATAGAATATGGATATAATCGCTATAATCGGAGTCGTGCTTGCTATCATACCTATTATCTACCAATTCTATCTTAAGCCTAAAGAAAAATTTTCTCATTTGAAAATACAATTTAGGGCTACTCAAAGATTGTCTCTGCAAGTTCAAGCGGAATTGAGGGAGTTTATAGGAAAATATGATGCAGAAGATCAGTTTCTAAAGCCGGGGATAACTTATCAAGCTTACTTGGCGCAGATGGAAAGATCTTTTGATGAAAACTTGTCTGATCGATTATTAAAAGAAGTAGAGTCTCTTAAACCTTCGGATAATACTATTGATTCAATGCTAAAAAGTTTAGAGACGCAATTTGAAGCATTATCTCAAATAGATGCCCAGTTGCGTACTATTTTGAATTCCAATCCCAAATAACACAATATAATTATGAAAAAAGAAAGCCAACCCAATGACCTTGCCGTTAAGTGCGGTAAAACCACGGACAACGTGGAAAAGCTGACGAAGTTATGCGAACAAGAAGCTGAAAAGTTGTTAGCAACCATAGATATCCCTGAAGGTAAAACAGTATCCGTTCCTTTCTGGGCTCCAGAACCGGGTTTCCCTGAACTTATATGCGTAGGAAAATTCAGAAGAGATAAAACAGGAAAGGTTGTCTACGAATTGGACTTCTCAGAATCAACTTTGTAGTCCACCTCCCTAACCAGTCTTCGCCCGCCGGAAGGTGGGCGTTTTTTGTTTCTGAATACTTCCTTCTCTCTTCCGGTTCCCCTTATTTCCTTTTAAAAGTGTTAAATAATACATTCAACAATAAATTTGTTACCCTTTTGTTTGTTTATCAGTAACGAATACGTTACTTTTGTTTTGAATTTAAAAGCTCATTGAAATTATGAAAGTATCAGAATTAGTAAGGATGCTAATGAAAGCCGGTTGTTTCATACATCGTCATGGAGCCAATCATGATATATGGTATAGTCCGATAACCAAACAGACTTTTCCAGTACCAAGACATGAGAGCCAAGAAATGAGAGACGGCACATTAAAGAGTATTAAGAAGATGGCGGGGATTTAATCCCTGCCGTTTACTTACTAAATTGAGAAAACATATTTCAATGGCTTTTAAATTTCAAATCAAAAACAAAGAGTTATGAAGATACTTGCTATTATTGAAAAAGGGACAGATGGCTTATACTCCATCTATTCAGATGATATGCTGCTTAATCATGGATTAGGCGGTTATGGTTCAAGCGTGGAAGAGGCAAAAGCTGACTTTATGGAAAGTATTAAAGAAGCAAAGGGAATGATAACAGAAGAAAGTATCCCCCTTCCTAATGAAATGGAATATATAGATGTAACTTTTAAGTACGATCTTCAATCTTTCTTTAATTACTTTGATTGGATTAATGTGAGCCAGTTTGCTAAAAAAGCTGGAATCAATGAGTCTAAAATGCGCCAATATAAAAACGGACTGGCATTTGCCGGGGAGTCAACAACAAAGAAGATTCTCGACACTATAAAGAATATCGGAGCGGAGTTACAATCTGCTACTTTATAAATTCAAAGCTTTTAAATTCAAAAGAGGAGCCGTGAACCAATAAAGGGACGCGGCTTTCTCGCATTACTTCACCTTTATTTTTACCAACATCTCTCTCTTATTCTTATTCATTCTAAATAGCTTGTAAATTTCCTCAAATCTTCCTATATTTGTGCGGAAACCGTGTCAAGTGGCCCGGTACTTAATTCGAACGTTATGGCAAATGAATTAAAAATCACGGATTTGGTAGATCAAAAAGCTTTAAATCAACTAACTGATCTTCAGAAAAAAATCACTGAAACATACAACCATTACAAGGAAACGGCCAACGATATGGCCAAGATTACATTTATAAAGCCTAACACCCTTTCGGAACTGTCGGATAAGTCAGCGACGTATAATAAGACTCTTGCAGAACTCACTGTAACTCAAAACAAACTGGCTGCTCTTCAGAAAGAGCATGAATCCGTCCTAAAAAAAATAGAAGAACAAACTCAAAAAAATGTTGCCCAGATATTAGATGAGGCCAAAGCAAATGAATTAAATGCTGCGGCTGAGTTGAAGGCGCAAAAGGCTGAAACTGAAAGGTTGAAGCAGCAAAGGATGCTTAACCAAGAAAGCAGGAAGAGAAAATACACAATTGATGAGGCTAATGAGGCTTTAAAAATGGAAGTAAAAACGATGCGACAGGCAGAAGAACAAAATAAAGTTCTTCGAAATGCTAGAAAAGATGTTGATTTAACGACTAAAGAGGGAGAAGTAACTCTTAATCGTTTTAATTCAGTCGTAGATAGAAATAATGCATTTTTAAAGAGAAATTCAGATGCATTAGTTCAAGCAAAAATGAATGTTGGGCGTTATAAGGAAGATGTAAAGCTTGCTGTTGCTGACATTTTAAAAGGCAATGTTTCTATAGATAATATGGGCAAGCTTGCTAAAAGTACTGGAGGGTTATTGAAGTCTAGCATGGGGGCCGGTCTTGCTGAAGTAAGAATCGGAGTTGGTTCGATGATAAAAGGAATGGTTGGTGCACAAGCCATAATAGGATCTTTCCAGAAAATGATAGGTCTATTCAAGTCAGGGGTACAATCTATTATCGATTTTGAGGCTGCTAATAGTAAGTTAGCTGCTATTCTAGGTACAACTTCGAATAATATGAAGGATTTGTCTACTGACGCTCAACGCCTAGGGGCGGCAACTAAATATACTGCGGCGGAAGCGACAAATCTACAGATAGAATTAGCTAAGTTAGGCTTTACTAGAAAGGAGATTCTCCAATCAACAGAAGGAATTTTAAAATTTGCTCAGGCTACTGGAGCTGATTTGCCAGAGGCGGCAGCTTTAGCTGGTGCGGCATTGAGAATGTTTGATGCAGGAACTAGAGAGACGGAACGTTATGTATCTGCGATGGCTGTTTCAACTTCACGTAGCGCGTTATCATTTTCATATCTCGCTACTGCATTGCCTATCGTTGGCCCTGTTGCAAAGGCTTTTAATTTTACCATAGAGGACACCTTAGCATTAGTTGGAAAACTTGCGGATGCAGGATTTGACGCTTCTATGTCTGCTACTGCGACTAGAAATATCTTGTTAAACCTAGCGGATGGAAGTGGTGAATTAGCTAAAGCCCTTGGGAGGCCGGTGAAGACGCTTCCTGAATTAGTTTCTGGCTTGCAGGAATTGAAAGAAAAGGGAATTGACTTAAATACGACATTAGAACTTACGGATAAACGTAGTGTTGCTGCCTTTAATGCTTTTCTTACTTCCTCCGATAAGATAGTGCCATTAAGAGATCAAATTACCGGAGCAACAGGGGAGTTAAATGATATGGCTGAGACTATGGGAGATAATGTTCAAGGGGCAATTGCAGGCTTGTCATCAGCTTGGGAAGCATTTATGCTATCTTTCTATGATTCAAAAGGAATAATGAAAGATGTTCTTGATTTTTTTGCAAAGGGACTTAGGGAAGTAGCTAGACAATTAAAATCAAATGATCAGTTACAAGAGGAAGCAAATAATCAAGCGGTTGCAAATGCCCAAAAGGAGATGAGTCGATCTGATGTCTTGGATAAACATCGTGCAAATATAACTCGTTTATATAAAGAAAAAATTAATGAAGGGATGAGTGCAGATCAGGCGGCTATTGCAGCTAAAGAAGAGTATATTCAAACTATCCAGAGCCAATATGAATATGAAAATACGGCTTATCAAATAGCTATACAAGATAGAAAAAAAGCGGAAGAAGAACTGGCAAAGGTTGGTTTGTTTTATTTTAATAGCTCAAATGGGTTATCTAAAAAACAACTGCAAGAGAATGTAAAAACCGCAATAACAGCTGCTGCTGGGAAAAAGGCTATTGCTTCTGTTACCGAATCTATAATTGAGGATTTAAATAAAATAGATTTAAAACAATCGCAAGTATCTAGCGGTGTATCAATATTAACCGATAAGGAGAAAAGTGCTTTGGAGAAAGCTAGAAAGGAGCGTCTCCGTATCCAAAAAGAATTCCAGCAATCAGAAATAGACTTGATGGATGAAGGTTTGGGTAAGGAATTGGCAAAAATCCGTTTAAACTACACACAGCGCATTGCGGCTGTTAAGGGTAGTACTCAGGAAGAGATAAAAACCAGGGAAAATCTTGCTATCGCTATGGAGGATGAATTATATAAGAAGATTTATACCTATAACAGAGATAAAGAAAAGGTCAATCTTCAAAACAGGTTGGATGCTCTTTCTACTAATTCACAAGATGAGCTTGATCAGCGCTTGAGTCTCCAGCTTCAGATAAACGAGATATTAAGAGAATCAGAAGTTGAGGCCGCAAAGAAAACAGGAGAAGATATAAATGCTATCAACGAGAAGTATAATAAAAAAGCTAGTGATATCGCAGTGAAAGGTGCTCTTGAAAAGGCTGGTTTGATTGAGAAAAATACAGCAAGAGAAACGAATGCGGTCAAAAATGGTGCAGAAGATCAGCTTCGTGCGTTAGAGTTGAGTTACCGTAAAGGGGAAATTAGTGAAAGGGAATATCGTCAGCAGACATATGAGATAACTAAAAAATCTGTTGAAGCGCAATTGGAACTGCTGATAGCACAACTAGAAGCGGAATTGAAGGTTCTTGATCCGGCCAGCGAGAAATCCGAAGAAATAAGAAAGAAAATCGAGTCCTTAAGAGCCGATATACGTAAACTGAAAGGGGAAATAGAAGATTTAACATACGACAAAGAGGTAGAAGATCGAGGAAAGTGGGCAGACGGTTTTACTGACGCACTTTCGAATATGAAGAGTGCCGCTGAGGAATCCTTGGGCGAAACAGTTGGGATATTCGGGTCTTTTTATAGTGTAGTTGGAAAATTGACCAAACAATTTACGGAAACAGGCAGCTTTTCATTGTCTAAATGGTGGCATGATATGGAACCGGGAGAAAGGGCTGCTGTGATACTAGAGGCATATGCGGAAATGTTTAATGGAATAACTTCTATGGTGACTTCTGCCTTTGATGCTCGTATCGAACAAATAGAGAAAGAACAGGAAAAGAATGAAGAAGCCGCAGAGGAAGAAAAGGAGCGCATCGAGGACTTAGTGAATAGTGGGGTTATTTCTACGGAAGTAGGTGAGGCTCGGAAACGGGCCGCCGAACAAACGACAGCCGATAAAAATAAAGAACTGGAAAAGCAAAAAGCTGAAATCCAGCAAAAACAGGCCAAATGGGATAAGGCTAATTCTATTATACAGGCAACAATTGCAACATCCCTAGCGGTAACTAAAGCGTTGCCGAATTTTGTTATTGCCGCTATGGTTGCCGCAATGGGAGCTGCTCAAATAGCCATGATCGCAGCCCAGCCCATTCCCAAATATGCAAAGGGGACAAAGGACAAATCTCACCCAGGAGGTTTGGCTATTGTCGGTGATGGCGGCAAGCGAGAGGTTATTCTTACGGATAGCGGAGCTTATATCACCCCATCTGTTCCTACTTTGGTTGATATGCCTAAGCATGCTGAGGTCATCCCAGATATAGTTGATTACAAAAAAATGGCTCTTCGCTCTGACGCAATGATGCTTGATAAGATGAGGCGTGACAAAGGAGATCCCGTCATAGTTAATGTAAATAATGACTACAGCAGACTGGAGAGACGGTTTGAGGACGTGTATGGAGAAAATCGGAAAATGGTTCGATATATGAAAAAGATGGCCCGTTCCGCAGAGTATCGCTATCTGGACAGTAGATTATAACTTATCATTATAAATAAATCATCGTGTGAAGGAGCACGTTACAGAATTATGGAAAACTTTAAAGAATTAATTCCTATCAGAGAAAGCAATGGCAAAAGAGCCGTTAACGCACGTGACCTACATGCTTTTCTTGAAAGCAAGAGAGATTTTTCCAATTGGATTAAAGATAGGATTAAAGCCTATGATTTTATTGAAAATCAGGACTATCAGGTTTTCAACAATTTTGGCGAAAACTCAAAAGGTGGGCGCCCGTCAATTGATTATGCTATTTCAATCAGCATGGCAAAGGAATTGTCTATGATTGAGAATAACGAACGCGGCAAACAAGCTCGAAAGTACTTCATAGCCTGTGAAGAGCATAAACATGAGCTTTCTCGTAAAGAGCTTGCGCTTATGGTCATTCAGGCGGAAGAAGAGAAAGAGAGGCTTCAAATGGAAAATAAGCATACAAAAGCCTTGCTGGAACAGAAACAAGAACAACTGGATGAATCTAAAGAGTGGTTCTCTATTAAACGATACGCAAAAGAGAATGGTTTAAACTGGAGAAAAATAAATTGGCGGGCATTGAAAGCTTTGTCTTTCGAACATGGATATGATGTGAAAAAGATATTTGATGCCAACTATGGTCAAGTCAATATCTATCATATCGATATTTTTAATATGTACCTCTCACATTAAAATACCCATAATGCTATACAATGATTTAGACAAAATTCCCCTGGACATCTTCATTGACGTCTTCTTAGGAGAAAAGAAAAAACTCATAATAGATGGCAATCATTCGGAGGAAGAACTGGAAGCACAGGCCTCAATGCTCATATCTGAATATATCGAAATTGTAGGTGGAGCTTCTGTTTCTGGTGAAATCTTGAAAAAGAGCAATCTGATCAATCTTCATATAAAAGTTGAATGTATGAGGATTGCGGAACTGATGGCAAATCGGGGAGAATGGGATGAAGTGGTTAATATCTTAAGATCCTTTGGATATCAGCTATTCCCGTCTGAACATGAAAAAATTAGAAAGCGGATATCGGCTATAATGTCGCAGAGTCGTTATTTAATAGAGAGCTATAACAGCAAAAAGACGGAAGAGCAATCTTTCAAAATGGATAAAAATTACTTTGCCAGGGAAAGAGTTATGGTCATGGCTCATTTTGGAATGCAGATCCGCAAGAATGAGATTACTGCAAAAGAATATGCCTTTATGGTTAAGCGTATGTGTGACGATGTAAAATCAATAAAACGCAAGTAGCTATGTACTTTAGATGTCAGATTTTAATAAATGGAATATCCTACGAAGCAACGGATGATCTCAAGAACTGGGATGATTTTGAACTTGCTTATAAAAGAAGTGATTATGACGGAGTACTTCGTTCTTTTAGCACTAAATTTGAGTTTGTAAACCGCTCTTATAGTTTGCTGAAGGAAGAATATTCAAAGAATTATCTTTCTTCCAGTGCCGGTATAGCTTTTTATAAACGAAACAATAGCTGGAACTGGGATAAGGTATTTCAGTGCGCTTTAGATTTTTCCTCTTATTCGGATGATGGATATACAATCTCTATTAACGCAATTGATGATACGCTGGCCGCTATCATTAAAGCTAAGAGAAATATTCAGTATGAGTATCCGGTGTCTGAATTAAAGCCTCAATCTCTTTATTATGACGGTCTGAAATTTCAGTATGAAGCTAAATACGTGTCAGGGGGGACAACTGTAGAAGATGATGCTAACCTTCAGTATATAGAACATTATGGCCCTCTTCTTCCAGGGGGAGAGGGGAAGCCTATTGTGTTGGGCTTTCCTTTGTATATACTAGATAATAGCGAACTCCCGAAGCTGAATTCTCCATTGGTTTTTACAGATGAGCCGTTTTCGAGTGATGGGGGTGTGCAGCCCTTTGCAGAAGCGCTTTCTGATATTAATATCACAATAAAACTGTCATTTTCGTTTTATGTGATTGGAAGCACCAGCAATGGAACTGTATCTTCTCAGATTGTATTGTATATACAAAGAGCCGACGGAACACTCGAGCAGAAAATGAGGGCTCAGCATATAGCCGGGAACTCCCCTACTTTTGTTAATGAAAATATAACTTCAGTTCTTCATAAAGGAGATACTGTCAGGATGGAACTGGAATTAAACAATTCAGTAAGACCTGTGGCAATGACATGGACTACTTATCTGAGAGGCTTCTCTTTATCTGTAAATTTCCAATCCCGTATCAATCCTGTCAATATAGATGTCCTTCTTTTGACCACTGTTGCAGAAAAGCTCCTTGAAAGCATGACAGATAGCAGTGATTATAGCGTAGATATATACAATTATGTACCTGGTGGAATTACCCGGAGTCGACTCTCTTCGTGTTTTATAATGCCGGCAGAAAGTGCAAGAAATCTTCCTAATGCAAAGCTATACACTTCCTTCAAGAAATTTTGTGAGTTTATGGAGGCTGAGTTTGGCTATGTTCTGGTTGTAGAAGGGAACAACGTTACTTTTATTCATAGATATGCATTGTTTGACAATTATGTCGTAAAAGACCTTTCAGATCAGATAAACGATTATGAATATAGCGTCAATTCCTCTCTTATCAACACTTCCGTAAAAGTTGGATATGATAAGCAGGATTATGACAGTATCAATGGACGTGATGAGTTTCGGTTTACAAATGAATTCTCAACAGGATTAAAACTGACGGATAATACTCTTTCTTTTATCAGTCCTTACCGGGCGGACGCGTATGGAATAGAGTTTTTGGTTCAGAAGAGAGGGGAAGATACCACTGATAATGATAGCGATAATGATGTTTTTATTGTAGGTTGTCAATATGCAACTTCGGCAGAGAATGGTAATCTGTTATTAGACCGTCCGTACAGCTCTAGTCAGTTGCTGGGTCTAATCAGCCCTGATACAATGTTTAACATAGAATATTCACCTCGTTTTATGCTGGAAGCAAATAAGGCATATATAGGCGCATGCACAAATATGCTTAAGTTTACTTCTTCTGATGGTAATAGCAATGTCTCAATTGCGGGAATAAAAGAAACCGATGATTTTCCTATAGATAATCGCTTGTTTACGGTAGGAGAAGTAGACATTGAGACAAGTGAAGTGGATATTCCTTCAAATTTATCCGGATTAATCTCTCTTGATTATAATGGAGAGGCCGTACACGGATATATTAAAGAGATGAAGATTAATGTCGGAAAGACCGAATCGGTAAGATATTCTCTAATTGTGAAAGAGATAAAAAGCTGATAAGTTATTGTAATTGTTATAATAATTAGTATATTTGCATTGCAGTGTCAAGTGGCACTTAACCCATAAAAGAACGAAAAGACCATATGATTAAAATCGGTGACATCTGTCCATTGTTCTTTTCTCCATTAAAGAACAAATTTCAGCAGGATATAGACTATATCCAGCGCTTTCATACAAATGACAACATTCTAGTCCAGGTATTTTCGAATGATTCCAGCCATTCTGTTACGGCTTATTTACGCAATTTAGTATCAGGCAATCAAATACTCGTTTCTTTTTCTGAATATCAGGTGAATGATACGATAAAAATGTATTATTCCGCAATAACAGGACTTCATGATGCTGTATATGTACTTGAGGTAGCGGATGCTTCTGGTAATTTCTATGCTGTTAGCGAGCCCTTCTCAATCTGTTCTGATAGCCTCATTTTGGATGAGACATGTCTTATTAGATGCTCTCACAAAGATAATAATTCTCCTTTTGACAATATCTTCTGGCCTGGTGAAGATCAGTTGTTTTTTGAATTCAGAATAGAGGGAGGATTCAAACCGAACGGTTATTCTGCAAAAGTTGAGAATGAGCAATTTCGGAATCAAAAACAGGAAATTATAGAATTATATTCAATTCCATATGACACGTTTTCTTTGTCGTGCGGTAATTCCTCAGGTATTCCTTATTGGTTTGTCCAATTCATAAATAAATCCCTATGTCTTTCCGATTTTTATATAAATGACACGGCTTATGTTCGCTCTGGAAATTCGGTGCCTGAAGTAACTCAGGTATCGGAGGATAGTCAGATGTTCTGGGCTTCAGTCTTATTGGAGCAGAGGGAGAATAATCTTTCAGGTTTGGGTGGAATACCTGGAGGATCGTCGGCGATTAATCTCGTTGGATTTAATATAAACAATCCCAAGGAGGGGGAGATGTTACAGTATGATTCTTCCCAATTAGCTTTTGTAAATACTGACAAAATTGAAGTGTAATGAAGAAGAAGGTAACAAAAGAGTTATGGTATGGAAGTGAGATAGACGAGGATGGCAATCCGGTATATCCTCCGTTGGCACCTTCTGAAGCAAGGCATTTAGAAGGATTGAATCAAGGGGAAGTATATATACATAACAGAGATGAAGACCCTAAAATCATTATTGTAACCGATAAAGGAAACGTAAAAGAAATTGGCGGAGATGGTGAAGCGCTAGAGAAAAAATATATACGAAAGGATCAACCGGATGGTACCGATTTCTTATTGAGTGCTAACGGTGGCCTTGTAGTTCGTGGCGGAGAATTGATAGAAGAAGTTGAAGATTCATTGATTGAAGAATTAGAATAATATGGCAATACTAAGTAACGGTAAGTTCTACGGATTTCTTTGTTCCGTGAAAGCGACAGGACGTAAGTTGTCGAACGGCGTAAAGGAATACGTCGAAGACTTCGTGTCCGGATTTGCCGGTCATGGATGGAAGCTGTGGGAGTATATCAAGGGTAAATGGAAGCTGGAGATAGACAGTCTTGTTGTTCGCGAGACAATGGTCGTTTTTGAACTCCTTATTCAGAAGATCCGCGCGGTGAAGGGTGCACTGGGTATCACTCAGGCATGCGGTCGTATAAAGACTGCCACGCTGGATGAGTCCGGACAAAACTGGCTGGTCACCATAGAGGATGAGATGTCTTTTGTCGCACACGATTTCATCCGGTGCCAGGATTGGACGAATGGTACCCTTAAAGGCTATTGGGTCGAGATAGCCGAAATACGCAAGATTGACGGTGTTGATACAATCGTCATACCTGTCAGTGAGTTCACCGGCGGTGTAGGTTACACAGACGGCATGGAGGCTGTTGATCCGGCATTGTCGGGCATGACTACTCCGGCTGTCAGTGATGAGATTGTCCAGTTCGGTAACTCGAAGGATGTAAATCGTCAGAGTGCGATCTATCTGCATGCCGATGAAGGTGGACAGCCTGCAATCGATATTCTGTTTGGTATCAACAGCAAGAGTTTTGCCGGTTGTACGAAAATCCGTATGGGCGGTGATATTCCCGGAACAGACGGGCTTAAGGGTTTCTATTGCGAAAATGGTATGATCAAAGGTACAGACTCTAAAGGGCATGTCGTTTACTGTATCTATCCGGACGGTACTGCTGAGTTTGGAGACGGATCAGCCCGATTTGCTACAGATAAATCCGGTCACATAGCCGGAGGTGCCATTTCGTGGCATTGGGACGCATCGAAGAACAAATATGTGTGTTCCATGAAAGGAGTGGTTCTAACGTGGGATAATCTGGACGAGGAAACAAAGGAAAATCTAAAGGGAGAACCGGGTAAAGATGGCCAGGACGGTACGAATGGTACTGACGGTAAAGACGGCACAAGCCTCATTTTTATGGGGGAATTCTCTTCTGCTCCGGCAAATCCTCAGAACGGATACTGGTATCGTAATACTACCGACAAGAAATGCTACGTATACCAGGATGGCGCATGGTATGTGATGACTGAGGATGGTAAGAATGGTCTTGACGGAGAAGGAAGCATCTCTGCTGATCTTGACGATGAAATGCAGTCTGTAGCTTGCTCTCTGGACGGGACAGTGGTATTCGGTTTGCCCATCACAACAACATTCTCTATGTTCTACGGAACAACCGAGCTTCCTCTTGATTCTCTTTCTGTAGGTAGCATTACAGGCGTGACAGCAACGGCTGATCGTAGCACGGGGATAGTTAAGGTTACAGCTATTACTGCTGCGGTGGCTGATGTAATTCGTATACCCATAACTGGACGGGTAACATACAAGGGTTCTCAATATGAACGTACCCTGCATTTATCAATAAACAAAGTGAAGCCGGGGGAAAATGGAGAGAATGGAACCGACGGAACAAATGGTCAGAACGCGGTCATTTACTCGCTTCAGCCATCGACCAATATCATAAAGAGAGATGCTGACGGGAACAGTGATGTCTCGAATATATCCTGCCGGGTGATGAAGACCGACGGAGCTTCTACTGTCGTATCCTCTCTGCCGGTTGGCTACTCAATGGATTATATTATAGACTCAGGGAATGCGACTAGCTATACTCCGGATAAGCAAATATCCGTCTCCGGGATAACAGATAAGATACAGTTCCGGCTTTACAATGAAACATCGGGAGTAGTACTGATCGACCGCGAAACGATTGCTGTTGTCTCAGACGGGAAGAAGGGGCTTGACGGTATAAATGGTGAAGATGGTAAAGACGGGCTCAGTATTACGTGGAAAGGGGATTTATCAAGCGCTCCTGCCAATCCTCAAAAAAACTGGGCTTATCGCAATACCAGTAATGGTATCGTCTATATCTATAACGGCACCGCTTGGGAGTTGATGGTTGCGGACGGTCAGGACGGAACAGATGGTACTGACGGCACGGATGGCCTGAGTGTTTTCATTACATACCATGACAGCGAAGATGAACCATCCCGTCCGACCGGAAGCGGGACAAGCGGAGGATGGCACACTAACGCAACAAAAGATGTTGTCTGGATTTCTCAGAAAGTCGCTTCAAGCGCTTCTTCCGGCACATGGGGTGATCCTATACGATTCAAGGGATTACCGGGTAAATATACGGAGCTACGGTATAAGTATGCTTTCGGAAAGCCTGCTACGCCTACCGGTACAAATCCGGCAGGATGGTCCCTTTCTCCGGATCGGGAGGATATTACCTTCTCGTATTCGGGTGACTTTACAAAAGACGGTGATTACTATGTCTCTCCATCCCCTGCATCTCATTCCTCGACGTACAAGCAAAGAGTGTCATTTACGACAAGAAGAGCTAATCAGATGATACATATAGAGATTGATGTATCATCCGAGCAGAACTACGACAAAGGTACCGTAGAAGCCCTTGATACATCCTATCACATGGACAACGAACATGCCTGGACAGGAAGCGGAGTGACCAATGCAGTGGTGGATATCGCAGTGCCTACAGCCGGCAGTCACTTTGTTGAGATTGTATATACGAAAGACGGCAGTGGAAGCAGTAACGAGGACAGAGTCAAGTTCCGTATGCTCGATCCAACGACCTGCTGGTATTCCACTGCAGTGATTGATAGTAAAACAACTCCTTCCTGGAGCGAACCTGTCATATTCCCAACGGACTCCAAGACCGAGGAGCAGGTTTACCTGCTTGCAAAGTCTAAGCGTAATGTTATTGACCTCCCGACATCCAACGAATACGTTAACGAATACATTGGTGATGCTTCTGAATACAGTAGCTCAAAATTCTATTCGGCAGGTAACATAGTAAAATACAATAATGTATACAAGGTAGCTATTCAGGCGCATTCGGGGATTGCTCCGACCAATGAAGCATACTGGGAAGATGTGCTATGGTGGGTGGATAATCCTCGTGGCGCATCGGAAACTTATCCTTATGAGTACACTTGTGAACGTACTCTACAGGATGGAAAGTGGGGAGAGTATAAGAATTATCACCTGTTTGGGCATTACGGGAAGGACGGCGAACCGGGAGAGGATGCAAATCTCCTTCCCTGGGTAGAAGATTGGAACAATAATAAAACAGAAATAGGTGGAGAATACCTTATTTCACCTAAGATATTTTCTGGAACCAAGGATAGCAGTGGGAAACTGACCGGAGTCGCGTTAGGAAGAGACTGTGTAACTGTTGATGGAGAAAAAAAGACAGGGATTTTTGCTCTTGATCAGGACGGTCTTATGCTTGAACTCGACCCTTTGAATAAAAGGTATGTATTCCGGGGTACAAATATTATCGGTTCTCCTAATGGGCAGAGAGTGGTTATTAGTCCGGATAGCAAGGATATTAAAATATTTGATGATAGTAACAAAAATGTTCTACGTATTGATGGGGCCAGCAAAGACTCATTAAATGATTTGTTTAGCCAAAATATTCCTACGATTAATATCAAAAACATTCCGGCATCTGTTCCAAGTCAGGAAAGAGAATACATGGTGGATATTACTGACCCTATATATGTGACTGGGAATGTAGCACTTGATGGACGATTTTTCGGTGGTTATACTAGCTCATCCCCTAATACAATATTTGTTGAAATCATTCTTAAGGCTTATAGCGATAGCTCATTGCAAAATATCATATATGCAGATTATATATATTCAAAGGTTGTCTCATACAAAACTGAACACACCTTCAACGATGAAGTGTTTACAGGATTTTTGGTAAGCGGATATAATGTATTGTCCTTAAGGCTGGCCATGTCTGAACAATATCCTCATAGTTTCTCTATAAATAATATGTCTATCACTCCTGTGGTAAACGAATATTTATCCTCACTTTTTGCAAATGGAATATCACTAGGAACTTCTTCTAAGAATCTTTTTTCTGTCATGAACAGAAGGGTGGATGGGGTAAACTCAATACAAGCAATTTTATCGGATGGTACATCAGGGATGAGATTGGATAGTAACGGTTTGCAATCGTTGAGAAATGGTCGCTGGGGAATGGTACCTTCTATAATTTGTTATGGAAGGGCATATTCTACGCCTTCAAATGCTTATATAAGAAGATGTAAAAGTTATAACGGTGACATTCCAACTATAACTAGAATGTCGTCAACAATGGGATATTTAAGAATGAATATTCCTTCTTCATGGACTGCTGATGGATTTAGCGAAAGGACTGTTCAAATTATGTTAACGGGATATGGACAATCTGCAAATGGTTCTGCTTCGAATATGAGTGAATTTCTAATCAAAGCAACTGTACTTTCTGTAACTTCTAGTTATGTGTATATCGGATTATCAGATGATGATACGGGAAATGATGGAGAATTTTATTTTGAAATGAAATGGCTTTAAAAAGATATATATGCGAGCAAAAGGTACAATAATCAAGTTGGCAATCTCCATCGACCTCCCTTCAGGACTGACGATGGATGATGTGGACTTCCAATGCCGCTTCTTTGTCTTCTCCGCCTCACAGGTGATAGAGAAGTCTCAGATGGTACGCATTAATGAGAACAGCTACAGCTGCTATGTTGACACTAAGATTATCGGATCGGGGGAAATCTGGCTGGAGACTACGGCTTACCTTCCTGATTCCGACTATGAAGGCGGAACAAGAGTAGAGGTAGATAAGATGAATACCGGTATAAAGACAGTGTAAAATGGGATGTATATCTGTACATATCGAAGCTATCAAGGGCATTGGAAATGTCTCGGCCAAAGCTGATGAGATGAAGGTTTCCGCTTCGGCAACGGGCATGAAGGTGTCGATAGGGGTTGTCTGTGATGTTGGGCAAAAAAAATATGTAAAAGTGACTCCCAAACACATATGGCTCACTCCTGATAATGACTATATGGCTGATGTGGATATCATGTCTAATACTGTATGGACTATTGTTCAGACTGAGTAGAATTAATATATTGTTTAATTTAAAATATTACTATTATGGCAAAACCTATTTGGGTAAAGTTGGATAGAAATACCGGTTCAGGTAATGGAACGGTGGCAAATAGTTCGAATCCCCACACTGGACGTGTGGCAAGAAAAGGTACGTTACAGGTTGACGGTGTTGGTGCTACAGTTCCGGACGTATATGAAGTGACTCAATCTCCAAAACCGGAATTCGTTTCCTTCGACAATGGTTCGGAAATGTCTGCTCCCAAGACTGCGGGGACTGTGACTGTTGAAGGTAAGACAAACTCATCAAAACTTACGTTTGCATTTGCAGGAAGTGTAACGGATGTAAATCTTCCATCTAATTATAGAGCTAACGGCACACAGACAAACAATGGTACTGCTATTTCAGGAGACCCTGGTGCAACTTCTGAATTCGCTTTCTCCATTGAGTTAGAGCTTCCGGAAAACACAACAATAGAGGAGGTTACAAGAAACTTGAAAGTGACAGCAAATGGTGGTCAGTCGGCTCAGATTGCTATCAAGCAGGCAGCAGGAGACGCATATGTGAGAGTTTCACCAAAGAGTATTACTATTCCTCAGGATGGTTCTGCGGTATCTGTTACTATTGAATCAAATACTACTTGGACTATCTCCTAATCTATGGCAATCCAGAAAGTGTCTGAAGAGATTAAACTTCCTTGGAAAGAAGGAGAAGGCAACATCGTTATCACTCCTGGTCCTAATTGGGGCGCAAGCGCATCAAGCGATGTTGCCAACGAAGGACTCGACAGGGAGCAGACTGTTGTGTTTAGGACAACTAATAGTGGAGTACAGGCATCTGTCTCCACTACCATCTCCCAGATAGGCAAGAGACAGGCATTTGCTGTTGCTGAAGGACGTTTCTTGCTGTCGGATGGAAGTACGTTTAATGTGATTAAAAAAGAGTTTGCATGAGTGATTATAATAGCGGATTTACAGGAGATAGAGTTGTAGAATTGCTGAACATGATTCCCGACTTGGCAAAGGCAGACTTGTCTAACGCTATGACTGTATCCTTGGGCATGAACGGATATGCTAAGTTTAATAATGGTTTATTGATTCAGTGGGGATACAAGTCAAGCTCAAGCAACGACACCTATGTGTATTTACCACTATCATTTTATAATACCAGTTATGTTCCTGTGATTACCTACTACGAACCGGGCAGCGGTATGAATGTTGTTACTGGTTTTATAATATCGGTAGGTACAAACCTTTTTAGAATACGTAGTAGATATACCGTTGGGGATAATAATGGTACTGGCGCGGGAACTAATCCTTTTTATTGGATAGCCGTTGGGCGTTGGAAATAAATAATATTATGGCAAAATATTGGAAACAAGGATTCTACGATGAGCTGCAAGAAGGCTCAGTAGAGATAACGGAAGAATACTGGCAGGAGTTGCTGGACGGTCAGTCATCCGGAAAGGAAATAAGGGAGAACGAAAGCGGCTATCCCGTATTGGTTGATCATGAGTATACCCTTGATGAACTAAAAGAGATGAAGATAGCGGACATTAATGCTTATGACAAGTCAGACGCTGTGAATTCATTCACTCTCTCAGGAAAGAGAATGTGGCTTACCAAAGAGGACCGCGTAGGTCTTGTTAACTCAATCAATATTGAGAAGCAGGCCGGAAGACTGGATACCGTTTTATGGTTTGATGCGGTAAAGTATACGATACCTGTTTCAAGTGCTCTCCTTATGCTGAACTCATTAGAGTTATACGCTCTTGATTGCTATAATGTGACGCAGCAGCATATTGCTATAGTTCGGGGATTGCAGACGGGAGAGGAAGTCGAGTCTTACAACTACAAGACCGGTTATCCGAATAAACTAGAGTTTTCATTATAAACAGATAAAACTATGATTTTGACACTACTATCATTATTGGTTTTCGCATCTTATGTTGGTGTGATGATTTACAAGACAAAGGGTATCCCTTATTCTATTTCCGATACCTATTACATTCTGAGTAACAGGTATTGGTTCGGTATATGCATGATTCTCCCGTCTTTGCTTTTGCTCCCGGCCGCATTGGATGCAAGTACAGAAAACAGTCAGTTCCTGATCTTTCTTTCTGTAGTCGGAATGATCGTGTTGGGAGTATCCCCGAATTTTAGAGGAGCGCACAAGAAAGCTCATATAGCCGGCGCGGTGATGTCGCTTGTATTCTCCCAGATATGGGTAGGATGCAATTCGTGGTACTGGCTGCTGCTATGGGCCGCATTTCTGATTTACGCGATAACGTTTGTAGTCAAGAATTGGTCCGGAAACCTTATATGGGACCTGACGGCATGCAAGTCGATGTTCTGGATTGAGTTAATTTCATTGCTAACCGTTTACTTGACCTGTTTGCTATGAAAGAAGCTATAGTACATACAACTACAGGCGGATTTGCAGCAATCGCTACCGCATTTGTTTCCGAGTCATTGCAGAATATGATTCCGTGGCTGATTGTATCATGCGCGGTAATCCTTTGTGATCTTCTCTTCGGTGTCAGAAAAAGTATGCTAATGGGTGAAAAAGTCAGATTCTCTCGTGCAATTCGCGCTACTATGGGAAAGATGGTTACTTATTTTGCCTTTGTCTGCATGGTTTGCATGATCACCGTAGCAAGTCATAGCGAATATCCTATTGATGTGTATTCTTGCTTATTGGTATGCTTCATCGAAGGGTGTTCGATTGTCGGCAATATATTGAAACCAAAGGGGGTCAATATAAATGTAATTGGAGCTTTGGGAGTCTTTGGAAAGAAGGTGTTCAAGGTTGACAAAGAAGATGTGAGAGACATAATTCAAGAAGAAAATCATGAGTTGGATCAAAGAAAGTAACCGTCCTAAGCACCTGCTTTACGCTATCCCGGCAGGTGCACTGCTTACCATCTTATTTGTCGCAGGATTGGCGGCAGGAATGGAATTTAAAGATAAGCAATGGGGTGGCAAATGGGACTGGCTGGATATTGCTGCGACATTGATTGGAGGTCTTATCGGTCAGGTTATTCAGATATTGGTATTGATTTTAATTATATAGGAGGAAAGTATATGAAAAGAGAAGATATAGACTCAATAATTATCCACTGCTCGGCTACAAAAGCCGGGCAAGACTTGCGAGCTAAGGATATTGACCGGATGCACCGGGCGCGTGGCTTTAATCAAATTGGCTATAACTTTGTAATTGATTTAGATGGTACCGTAGAAAACGGCCGGTCATTATCCATTGACGGAGCGCATTGTAACACAAAAGGTTTTTCCGGTATTAGTTATAATAAACACAGTATCGGTATCTGCTACATCGGTGGTATGGACGCGAGTGGAAGACCGGCCGATACCCGTACTGTCGAGCAAAAAACGGCATTGCGCGAATTGATAGCGAAGCTCTGTAAAGAGTATGATATCATCGAGCTGCTCGGTCATCGAGATGCTTCACCTGATCTGGATGGATCGGGTGAGGTGGAACCGGCAGAATTTATCAAGGCGTGTCCTTGTTTTGATGTGCGGGCAGAGTATCCGAATTTCTTACGAAATACAGTGATAACAGCAAAAAAATAGGAGGAATAATCATGAAAGAAACAGCTATAACCTTTACGAAGGGTGAGAAGAATTATGTAAGCGATGCCGTTCAGGTAAATTCTGCGGAAGTAGGATTGCAGATTACATTTGAAAAAGGCGGTAAGCTTTGGGTGTATATAAGCTATGACGGGCAGAATTACTCTCCACTGCCGAGTAGAGGCTATACAAAAGTGTTTGCTTGTCCGGTTGTCGGTTGTATCCCCGGACAGTATCTTAAAATCGAATGTGAAACGGAACCGGTAAAGGCTTCTATTTTTGAATCAGAAGAGTAATGAACGCAATAGGATTAAATCCAATTAAGCTTGATGCGATAGGGCTTGATCCTATTCGCATGAATGCGATACGTTTGGGAGTTCCGGGAGCTTCTTCGGACTCCGGTCGTCCCTACATCGACCCCGAATTACTCAGCCACGTCAAGATGGCTATATCCACCTGGGGCAAGACTAACGACGACACTGACCGGGCAATCTTGAAGGACTTGTCCGGCAACGGGAACGACATGCGCCTGCTGAACTTCGGATTTGCGGAGGGCAGTGGATATGGATTACCGGGAACCGACTTCGAAGGCTGGCTATGTACAGACGGAGTAGACGACATGATCGAGTCTGTCAAGCCTGTATCTGAGATGTTGGAGGGTAGTAATGAGATTACCGTGGTGAGTATTATTCATCAGATATCACAGATCCCCGGAGGTGAAAGTAATAAAGGGCTAAACAATCAAATTGTTTATTATGATTCTCCTACTACTAGAGGTTATCTTAGAAATCATGTCAAAAATATTGGGAAAACAGGTATATATGGTTATACTTTTAACGGTACTACTCACTCGGTTATAAACAATATATTAGGAGATAAGACCGATTATATTGCTATTAAATACAGAGAGGATGTTGCTCTTAACGGACTATTCTCGGTCTGTGGTTATAAGGACCCCAATGGGGTATTAAGGGAATTATCTCAGATCGCCTACGCCGGAGGCTTCATCGCCAACAAAGTCCTGACTACAGACGAAATCAACCAAGTTATAGCTTACTATAATCTAGACCGTCCGGGACAGATTATCAAGCCTCAGTTGTACTACAACATCAAGAAGCAAGGTATCACCAACGACAATCACGCAGAGTTTAACGATCAGTTGATCGACTTTGTAGGAGGTCACAACATTCAGCTAAATAACATCGGTTGGGAAGGGGAAAGTGGTATCAATAGCTATCCGGTTGTGTTTGGTGCTAATAAAACTTGGGATAAAATGGCTAGTAGTAATAATACTGATTTTATATTTGAGCTTACTGGAAATTCTATCCATCTCACAAAAGCAAATGATAATTTAGCCTTATTGTTTACTTATGTTTATAAAGACGGAACAGTTAATGAAGTTTCTATTCCTGCTTTTAAACTCAAAGTAACCGGACTTAAAGAAGGTCAAAATGTTATTTATAATTATGTTTCGGAAGATAATGTTAGTGATATTACCTCGATTAGAATCACTGAAGATGGAGAATATGTTTGTCCTAAGAGCACTATATTTGTCCCAGCAGAAATTTTATCTAATGTTTGGATAGGATTTAAAGTTGACTCAGAAAATATAGATTTGGATATTACTATCGAAGTCCTCCCCACCATCGAACACGCTCTCTGCCTAGACGGTATCAACGACTTCGGCAAGGTAACCGATCTCTCTATTTTAAAGGACTATACGGTTGCAGTAGACAGAGAAATACTGAATATTAATGGCTATGCCGGAATATTGTCTAAAGCAAAAACATCTGGTACAGGAGCCTTTTTATTAGAACCAACAATTGATGGTATTGATATACGTAGAACTTGGTCGTTTGGTTCTAGTACAGACAATATTGATATAAAAACAAATAGACAAATTTTATATCAATCTAAGTACATTTATAATCAAAAAACGATTAATGCGGGTACTCAGAATGATAGCGATACTATGTGGATAGCTACTCTTAGGGATAATTCTACTAGCTTCTCTAAGGTTGCGTTATGGTCTCTCATGCTCTTCCCCTACAGCCTCTCCGAGTTCTTGTTGGAGAGACAGTTGAGAAAGTACAAGGCAGGCACGCTTTATCCGGACATGATCGAGTTCAGACCGATTGTAAAGAGTAACATCCCTTACTCCTCGATCTCCTACTCAGTTAATCCGGGAGTGTATGTAACCGAAGGCAGCGCGGTAACTATCACCATAACCTTGGAAAATGCCTCTGATAAACTGGTCGGCGTATCATCCAACGCCATCAGCGACATATCCATCTCTGGAGACAATGGAACCTACGAGATAACCGGAAAGGTCACCAAGTCTCCTCAGAAGATCAGCATAGTTATCTCCAGCTCTTGACAATTTAAGCAATGAGTTTTTTACAAAGATTAAATATATTATTAAACAGTAAAGCATATGAAATACATTGTATTCCCCTCAGAAAATCTAAATGCGATACCGCAAGAGGTCCTCGACGAACTGCACCTGACCCCACGAAAGAGCGTTGACGGTACTCAGGTGATCATGAAGATAGTTCATTACGAAGCTCTTTTCCCGTCTATTATGACTTTGCCATTACTGGACGAAGAAGAAAAAACGGAAAATCCGATTTATCCTTATCCTACCTACGAAGGCGAAGAGTTGAATACTTTATTGTCGGGTCCGGATTGGTCATCAAGTGAAAGTATCATATGAAATCTCTCCCTTGGATATTAGTCTGCCTGCTTGTATGCGTGGTCGTGTGGATGCGTTGTAATCCGCACGATCCACAGACCATGTATGTAAAGGGAGATACGATAAGAGTGAGGGACACTATAGTTGACATTGTGCTTATGCCGGTAAAGGAGACCTTAAAGCGTACCGATACGGTATATTTACCGATTATAGTAGATACCACTACCGACAGAACCGTAGAAGGCGACTCGGTTCCGGTGATTATACCGATTACAAGCAAGGAGTATAAGACTGATAATTACCGGGCAGTGGTTAGCGGCTATAAGCCAAGCCTTGACTTTATGGAAGTTTACGGAGAAAAGAAAATCATCACTCTTAAACCGAAGCAAAAACGCTGGGGCCTTGGCCTGCAATTTGGATACGGCTATCCCGGTGGATTGTATGTCGGTGGTGGAGTAAGTTATAATTTATTTATGTGGTAATACCGGCACTATCTTCACAGACCGTTTCCGGTATGAAAAGTTTAAGTTGTATTTATATAACAATTTCCATTGGAAAAAGGTTTATTAAGAAAGGAGGACAAAATGAGACATTAATTGATTATTAAGCACTAAGTTATCCGGTAAAGTAGAAGGCCGGTTATCATAACAAATGTAACTCTTTTGGGGGATAGAGTAAAAAAGAACCCCCAACACTGAAAGTTGACGCCAATCGAACTTTTTAGCATACCAAAAGCATACATAGGTAGTGTCGGGGGTATAATATCCTTAACATTCCTATATATGCTTTTGTTTATTTGGTACTGAGTACGATTGGCAAAGGCAAAAGTACAACAAAAAATTAAATTACTATGTGTAAGTCAGAGATTTTTGCCGAGATTCTAAATATTGTTGGAAAAGAAACTGAAGTTTCTACTGAATTGATCCTTTCATCAAGTAAAGTTACTGAAGTTGTTGACGCCCGTTCTATTGTAGTATTCTTCCTTACTGAATACGGGCTATATCCTGAACAAATAGCGACTTTGCTTCACAAGACATCCGCTAGTATCCGTTATCTTATATCTACTTTTGAAAGCCGTAAACTGGCAAACAAAATGATTGCAATATATCTGCAAAATATTCGCAAATCGCTTGAAAATGAGCTCTGATTTACACAGTCCCTATTATATACTTTTGTGATGCGGTTAATATTGACCGTGTTATAATTGTATATTAATATGAGTGAAACAAAGACTTACGTTTTCCCGGAGTCAGGCGGGAACGGTGGCGGTAGTGGAATGATGGCCATGCTGGCTCCTCTATTGCAACAGAAAGGTATTGATCCGAACTTGTTGGTTGCTATGCAAGGAAAGAACAACAGCGGATTTGGCGGAGATGGATCATGGTTCATGTGGATAATCTTCCTGTTCTTCCTGTTCCCATTGTTTGGACGCAATGGCTGGGGAAACAATGGAGATGGCGGAAACGGTGGCGGATTTGCTGGAGCCGGTATCCCTAACTTAATTAACAACGATGCAGGAAGGGAGTTACTTATGAGTGCAATTCAGGGGAACGGACAGGCAATCAACAATCTGGCTACTAATTTGAACTGTTCAATCGGTCAGGTTCAGAATGCTATCAATGGGGTAATGTCACAGGTGCAACAGGTAGGAAATCAGGTTGGCCAAAGCTCAATGCAGATTATCAATGCTATCCAGCAGGGTAACTGTCAGATCGCTCAACAGATTGCTTCATGCTGCTGCGAAAACCGTCTGGCGATCTGTCAGCAAACGAACACATTGCAAAATGCCATTAACGGTGTTGCGACTGGTCAGGAAAGAGGCTTTGCTTCCGTTGCATACGAGACTCAAAGACAGACCTGTGACCTGCAAAACTCCATCAAGGATAGCACCCAGCAGATTCTTGCTGGACAGCGTGCGGCTGAAATGCGTGAAATGCAAAACAAGATTGACCTTCTTCGTGAAGAAAACAGTACTTACAAGAGTTCTGCAATGACTTCGCAGATTGTAGCACAAGCTACTGCTCCTCTTGGTGCTGCGTTAAGTGATTTGAGTAGCCGTCTGGCTAAGATTGAATGTGCGCAACCGCCTACATTCCCAATGCCTTATTGCCCGGCCAGCGGTAACTATGTTCCGGTAAACTATTCCGTTCCCGTAAACTTCGGTGTATCTACATTAGGAGCTTGCGGTTGCTAAGAAAGGAGGTAATTATGTTATATCCTAACTTAATGTATCCTTATTGGCTTCCAAGTCCCTTTCTGATGAACCGTTCTGCAAGAGGAATCCGAAGAGTTGATGTTAACGGCATCTACGAACTTTCAACGAATGCTGTTCAGTTGACGGATGCAAGCGTAGATTATGGTATTAATCCATACTGCTACAATGAACTTCCGTGTGAAAGCATAATCCTATTAAAAGTTCATGCGGATGTTCCGGCAGGTGGAGAAGCCTTGCCTATAAATGTTATAACTCCCAACTTAGGGCAGTCAACATTGGCGGTTGCCGGCACTACTACAGGTACTTCAAAGGTTCCTGTTGTAGACAGCAACAACAATCCGGTGACAGGGACAGATGTAACGGGCACTACGGAGCGTCTTGCTTATCTGAATAAGCGTACAGGCGTTATACGTTTTCTGGAATTTACGGCTTCTACACCGACTGCTGCCAGCAATGGCGAACCGGCAGTGGCAAACGTAAATGCTGTAAAGGCAAAGTAAAATCTGGAGTGGGAGTAATCCCACTTCTTAAAGAGTTAATAAATTATGTTTCAAAGTCTAAGACAATCCAATATATTTTATATCCTTCAAAAAGGTGAAAACCCAGAATTAAAAGTGGGGCAAGTTGTTTCAGTAAGCAATCCTCAACCTAAATACGGACAGTATGTTCCGGGACAGACTTACGGTCAAAATATGGAAACGGTTGTTGACGTGTCGGTCAAGGTTGGTGAGGAGACTATTGATTTTAAACAGCTTCCGGCAAATCTTTCCATAGCCAATTTTGGTGCGAATGGAGTTGTGGTTTCGGAAAGCCGGGAGGCAATGAATGCTGAAGTTGAATCCATGTTGAGGATAAGTCGGGGGGTGATAGATAGCGTCCCTTACCACGAAAAGGTCATTTCCTCCTGTGATGTCATGCTAAGGGAGTTGAATCCACAGCTGGCGAAAGAAAAAGAACAGGAAGAGAAAATAGGTGTCCTTGAGCAGAAGGTATCCGGAGTTGAAAGTACCCTTACCGATATAAAGGATATGCTTGCCAAGGCTTTGAACAGTGGTAGTAACAATCCTAAAAGTAAATAATTATGCAGATAGTTGAAATCACAGAAAGCAAGGTCGAGAAAATGTCCGACTACGCTGAAAAGATGCTTAAATACGGTGGTAAGCTGATGCAATGCATCGAAGAATTATCCGGTGGTGAAAGCATGGGAAGACGTGAACGTTATTATGACGATGACGACGACCGCTATGACGAGATGGGCGAACGTGGTGATTATGGTGGCGGTTCCGGTCGTGGCGGCTATGGCGAAAGACGCGGCGTACGTGGTACAGGACGCTATTCCCGTTATCGTTAATGTTTAATTAGGGGGTGGATCATTTCTACTCCCTATAACTTTATTGAATCATGAGGAGAGAACCTTTGGATATAAGAGATAGAAGACCGGAAGAAATGGAAGCTTACTTGTCTAACTTCGGTTGGCATTTCAATAAGAAAATGTGCGAGTTTGCAGTGTCGCTCATGAAAAAGCTTAATCCTTCTACCGGTAAAAAAGAGCGGATTGAACCGATATCGAAAGAAAAAGTAGATGAGTTGCTTACCCGCTATGGCATAAAGCTTGAAAATAATGCGCTATATGATTATGTTTATGTAGCCAACATGGGTAAGGCAGATTATCTGAAGTCATCTATTCCCGACGAAGCGCATTTGGCTCTTTATATAAAGGACACAATTGATGACCCTGATGCTCCTGACGGGGCAACGATGAGAAGATGGTATGCGACAATGATTGCTGCCGGAGAACCTATTGAGTGGGACGAAGTGCTTTGATGAATGATACGACAACGGTTTGCATTACCCAAGTATGAATGGAGCTGCATGGTATATTATGCAGTAGATACATATTATACAGAGGAAATACTGGATAATATGCATTCCATCGGTTGCGACGGTGATATGCTTCGTACTGCGTATGAGAATATTAGCTCCGGCAATTTGAATACCGGAGTTACTTACTCCAACTTCGGCACCCGGGAAACAGTAATGGTCATTGCCCTTACTTCGTCCCCAAAGGAATTTGCCAAGTCCTGGCGGCATGAATGCGGGCACATGGCTACTCATATTTGCCAGGCGTTCGGCATTGATCCATATGGAGAAGAAATTCAGTATATCGGAGATGATATCATCGAAAAGACATGGGAGTATGCTAAGACATTGTTATGTGAGTGTGACTGCTGTAAAAACAAGGTCAAACATTTAATACGCTAATCCATGAAGAATAAAGAAATTAAGAAAGCATTAAAGAGTGATACTCCTATTAATAGTATGTATGCTCTTATTCCAGGCAATAGGATGCAGGCTTTCAAAAAGTTTGCCTCCCGATTTGGATTTACTGAAGAACGAATAAAAACAGTGCTCGAAAATGAGAAACGATAAGCTGGACATATTGCTTGAACAGGCCGACGACCGGTATCACTCGGATTTCTGCCGGCTCCTGCTTGTGATGCTATGGAACGCCTAGAAAGGTGGTTGTATTGGCTGATTCCCTTTGTGATTATTGCAAGGGTTGTATCTCTGTGTTTGTCCCTGGTTATGTAACCGGGGATTTTTTATATCCAAATGTTAAAGTTTGATATAATCGAAACTTTTTAGTCTTAAAAGTTTGGTATTACAAAAACTATTCGTATCTTTGTAACATCAAAATAAGAAACAAAGTATTAACAACTAAAAAATAAAGATTATGATAACTGTTAAAGCTACAAGAAACACTTACGATTCAAAAAACGATTTAAGAGATTGCGGTTTTATTTGGAACAAAGAAGATAAAGTTTGGGAAAAGGAATTTGACTCAATGGAATCCTACAATGAATTCATGGATCATTTTATGAATGTTACCTATTGGGGTTGTAAGATTGTTAATAGATATCACAGCAAAGTCGTATTTGAAATCATCGAAGAGGAAGTTGTTGAGGAAAACGAAGAAGTTGAAACTGAAAAAAGCAACGATACAATCTCTGAAGTTGAAGAAAGAATCAACTCATTGTCAGATGATAATTGCGAAGTATCAGTTATCGATGAGATAAAATTAGATGGAGCTAAAATGTATATCTATAAATTTAATGACTGTCTGGAGGCTTCAGCTATTATATATGACGACGGAACATTGTTCCATTTAAGGGATTGGCAGGGAGGATGCCCACACTCCGCAGAGGAGATTGAAGATTATGACTGGATAACGGAAGATGGACAGATGGCAGTGATACTTGATGGCATGCCTAAAATTTTAAAATGATATTTATTAAATAAAAAATTATGAAAACAATCATAGAAAAAACAGTAGAAGGCTTTGAGAATGCGATAATCAGTGAGAATGAAGAAAGCTGGTTTGTTGACCTCCGTACAGGTTTGGGAGAGGCTGAATATCCTAAATGTGACTTTACATTAGACCAAGCTATTGAAGATCAAATTAATTGGAAAATGGAATGATGATACGGGAAACAGTCAAAGAGGCAATGAAGCTCCGCAATGTCAAATCGAAAGACCTTGCAGAGTATGTAGAAGTAACAAAGAGTACCATGTCCTTGTTTCTTAACGGAAAAACGAATTTAGGACAAGAAAAGATTGAAAAGATCTTGGACTTTTTGAATATAAAGCTAGTAATAACTCAATAAGATGGCAGAAGATAATAAATACGACCAAGAATCAATCAGAGAGTTGCTCTCATGGGCGCAGGATACCCTAAATAACAAGACCTACCCGGAAGGCGGACTGGTCTTGGATAAATGCATCAAAGTAATAGACTGCAAAAGTCATATAGAGGAGATGATCCAGATGATCTCAAAGAACTGGGAGAATCCAACCTTTTACCCGACCATTGATATGTTCCGGAAGTTTAGAGCAAAATTGGAAGAAATATAATGCACATTTTTGTATATTTGCAGTGCTAACAATGAAATTACCAAAAGCAGAGGATACTTCCTCTTTTAATCTATCCGGTTTTTGTGTAAAAAGGCAGCTTATTAGGCTGCCTTACTTTTATGATTATTTTTCTTATGGTTTTCCGGAATTATATTAAAAATAGGTCTACTAATAATGAAATAGTCCCTGTTTTAGTACTCTCTTTTTGTAAATATCTTATTTTCAATGTGGTATGTAGTGGGTACGAGAATCGAACTCGTATTACATGCGTGAGAGGCATGTGTCCTA